TTAGCCCACATACCCAATCCTAACAATCACACTCACATCCAACAATATAACGCTATGAACGTTAAAATCGCTTTCGCAACAGTATTGTGGTCAATCCTTGCTGCAATGCTATTCGTTAACCCTGACTTTGCAGGAGTATCAGGTTTAATCAGCATTTGCATATTAGGAGGAGTAATGCTAGCAATAACCAATACAGAAACCGAAGAAGAAAAAGTAATTCTTTCTTGGGTTGGGATTGCAGCCAGTTCTATCCTCCTTCTCATCGTTGTGTACTGGGGATTAATTCAGTAATAACAACATGTCCTAAGCATTGACATTAAACTGCTTTTTATTCTCACTCGAATCAACTCACAATGCTATACAGATTAGAAACAATTGATGAAGTAAAGATTATCTCGTCAAAGTCTACAAAAGTTATCAAACATATGATTGATGCATATCAGTCTAATGATATCTTGTTAGTTCATCAGTTTGAGAATGAGAAACAAATTATCCCAATCAATTCCTGGGATGCAACCACTTTCAAACATGAATGACTACAATCTTGCGGTAATGATGTACTTAGTTGGGGCAGAATGCAACGACAAACAATTGCAGTTTGCTGCTATTGAATTGTTTGACAATGTTGCAGACCTTAACATAGATTATATCAAAATGCTTTTAAACAGGTCTATCGGGTAGTACCTTAAAACCTACCCAAAACTTCAATTCAGATTTAGCATAACCATGCTAGACCAACTCCAACCAGGGGAAACCCTACTCATCGAGGCTATCAAGGTAGCCAACGGTAAAATTCAGCTTCACTTTGCTGAAGTGCTCGAACAAGAACGTGAACCAAACGTTCTTGCAATGTTTAACGCAGGTGATGACCGCTTCGCACAAGGTGGGAAAGCTCGTCATTGCTGGAAAATTGCAGAACCTGCAGCTGCAAGCAATCTGTTCAACATCAACCTTATGGATGATGCTGACTGGACAACTAACGACTCTGGGAAAGAAGTCGTTGCTATCGGGATTCTCAATCCTACTATCAACGGGAAGCATCTCCGCCTTCAAATTACGGAGACTATTACCCCACGATCAGAATGGGACACTGAGAACATCGAAGCTGCTGCAAAGCGCAAAGGGAAGGATGGAGATTTCATTACCCACAAAGGGTATCACATCTTCACTATGACTGACATGGTTCTCGGTGAGCCCAAGCACACGTTCTTAGAGGCAGATAAGACTCAAACTACAAAGTTTGCCCCGATCCAACACTCTAAGAACATTGAGTTCGACTTGAACGAACTGATGTCATAATCAGCTAGAGGTTAGTATGAGTACTATATATAGCATTAACGTGCTATGTATAGTACTCACTAGCCTCTTTTAGCTTTGTTTAAAATTATAATCCATACAATCTCGAACAATGAGCTGGATGAAATATGTTGCGTTTCTAGCACAAGATGATCAAAATCTTGTTATGATGAAACATGCTCTTAAGAAAGCAAAAGATAACAATCTCAATTATGTTATCTTCAAAGGGGATGTATTAACTACAGAACAAGCTGAAGGTATAATTGAAATACTACAAAAAGATGCTAAAATTCGTAGGGAATCAAATCTCGATGTTCAATGACATCGAAGAGACAACAATTGAGGAGGTAGTTGAATATCTCAAAAACAAGAAAGAGATTGCAGTTGATACTGAGACTGAAGGGTTAGACTTCACATCTCTTAAAATGTTGATGTTACAGATTGGGGATAAAGACACTCAATTTGTTATTGATGTTAGGGATACAAAGATTGATAAGCTGAAAGATATCTTTGAGGATAAGTCTATCGTTAAGATATTTCATAACGCTAAGTTTGACTATAAGTTTCTTAAGAACTACAATATTCAAACAAACAATATCTACGATACGTACTTGGTTGAGAAGATATTACACTGTGGGGATGAATTGCATGGGTACTCGTTAAGCAAGTGTGTTAAACGATATCTAGATATTGATTTAAGTAAACAAGCTAGGGCATCGTTTAATCAACAAACATCTTCACTCCCATTCACTAAGAATCAAATAGTTTACGGGGCTAAAGATGTTGAGTATTTGATTGAGATCAAGCAAAAGCAAGAACAAGAGATCAAACTGAAAGATTTAGAAGAAGTAGTTAAACTAGAGAATAAAGTAACTAAGATATTTGCTGAGATTGAGTATCAAGGGTTAGATATTGATCAAAAAGCTTGGAGTCAACTATCACATACGAATAAGGAGAAACAACAAGAAATCAAATTACAGTTAGATGAGCTAGTTATCAATCACCCTAAGCTTAAGAGTAAGTATCATATCCCAGTTCAACAAGATCTGTTTAACCCAGTATCGAGAAAGACGAATATCAATTGGGATTCCCCATCTCAGATGCTTCAACTGTTCAAAGTGTTATTCCCAAACTTAGAAGATGTTAATGGGAAGAAGCTGTACAAGTTCAAGAATAATGAGTTAGTTGGGAAGTATCTTAGTTACAAAGAGGTATCAAAACTCGCTTCAACTTATGGGGATAGCTTCTATGAACATTTTAAGAAGAACAAAAGAGTTCATACAGATTTTAATCAAATCCTAAACACTGGGAGGATTAGTTCATCTAACCCCAATATGCAACAAATCCCTAGCAATAATCTTTATCGTAATTGCTTTATTCCCCCATCTCCTGAGTATGTGTTTGTAAGCTCTGATTACTCTAGTCAAGAGTTGAATGTCTTAGCTTACTGGAGTAATGACCCTATATTCATTCAAGCTCTTCAGAACAATGAGGATTTACATTCTGTATGTGCTGAATTGATCTTTAGTGATTGGGGGGAAGTCAGTGAGTACAATTGCATGTACAATCTGAATAAATCTAAGTGTGATTGCCCACAACATAAGATTTATAGGAATAAAGCTAAGTCCGTAAATTTTGGATTATCTTATGGGATGGGACCTCACAAGTTAAGTGATCAGTTAGATATTAGTTTAACTGAAGCACAAGATCTTATTGATAAGTTCTTTAATGCATTCCCATCAATCAAAAAGTTCTTAGATCAAAGAGGAAAGTTTGGGAAACAGAATGGGTTTATTACTACTCTTCCCCCGTTTAAGCGTAAAAGGTTCTTCCCTGAATGGGATAAGGACTACACACCCCCAAAAGAATTAGGGGTTATAGAACGTGCATCAAAAAACACAAGTATTCAAGGTTCTAGCGCAGATATGCTTAAATTAGGGCTCTATTACATTTATGACTATATTGACTCTAACAATCTTCACGATAGTATAAAAATTGTGATGACTGTTCATGATCAGATAGATACTATTTGTCGTAGAGAACTCTCTAAAGAATGGGAGAAGACTTTAACAGAGTTGATGGAGAAAGCAGCTAATGTGATTATCAAGAATAAACTCTTAAAAGCTGAAACATTCATTTCAGAGACTTGGAGTAAATAATCTAATTTAATCAAATCAAATGGAATTAAATAAGCAAGTTGGGGGTAATCATTACAAACAGTTTAAGATTCAACCTGTTGAGTTTATTCACGTTAATGATATCCCTTATATGGAGGGATGTGCAATTAAGTACATCTGTAGACACAAGGAGAAGAATGGGAAAGAGGATATTCAAAAAGCCATTCATTATCTTAAACTACTGATGGAGCTTGAATACCCAAACGAACCTATTAGTCCTACGTACATAGTTAAGTAATTTAATTACTGATGCGCTCTTAGCTCAGTCGGTTAGAGCAGCGGACTCATAATCCGTAGGTCGTAGGTTCAAGTCCTACAGGGCGCACATGAAGGAAATATCATTCATTAAGTCTAAAAAGAATACTTAATGATGGGTTTTTCATTCAATTTCTAATTAGTCAGGTGGCGGAATGGTAGACGCAAGCGGAAACAACGCTAAGGCAAATGTAAGTCCTTTACAGGTTCGATTCCTGTCCTGACTACGATGCTTAAAACTAAAAACTGAGTGGTTGTCAGTTTTATGTTACGCTTTGTTTTACGAGGGTTCAACTCCCTCCAGTCATGTGGCGTAATTGGTAACGCCCCGTAATTGTACGGGAGATGCAGGTTCGAATCCTGTCGTGACTACTAAATAACAAAAGTTATGTTTTGGATTTTATTTTACGGAAGTATTTGTGTGTTAGGTGTAATCGCTGTTGTTAGACATTTAAAAGAAAAATAGTCAAGTGGGGGAATTCAAATCTTGCCTTGACTACAATATGCTTAAAGATATAATTCAGTTCAAACAAACTAAACTATATGCAAAAGCGTATTAACCCCGACTTTGTGACACGAAACAGGGAAAATTGCCCCCACTCTGTGACACAGAGTCAACCCAAGAGTTTACAAGTTAAATCAATAAATCAAGTTAAACAATGACCCCAAAAACAAAAGCAGAGATGTTGGTTCTCCAAGTCAAAATGACTTTAATGGATGAAGACACAGATTGCGGGAATGAAGTTTTATGCAGTACGATTGCTAAGAAAATTGCTTTGCTCAACACTCAAGGTCAGATTGACTATTGGACTGAAGTAAAACAAGAGGTTGAAAACCTTTAACACCAACGAGAAATGAAAAAAGATAAAGGTTGGTTAATACTGCCAATGATTGCGCTTATTAGTCGTGGCCTCGCCCGGACTGGTACGACACCCCGCAGTGCGGATGTATGAATCATTTCGTTGACGTCAACAAAATGGTCAAAACCTTTAACACAAAAACCAAATGAAAATAGTAAAAATTGGCTTGCAAGAATGGGCAAGTGAAGACCTCAAGGTTACCAAGTTCCGGAACGGTGAGGACATCCCATTGGTGACAGATAAAGAAGAATGGGCTAAACTTGAAACAGCTGCCTATTGCATCTCACCCAACGGACACTATCTGTATAATTGGTACGCCGTGAACGACCCGCGCGGGCTTGCTCCTGAAGGTTTCCATGTGCCTACAGATGCGGAGTGGACGGAACTCATTGATTTTTTAGGAGGAGAGGAGGTCGCGGGTGAGAAGATGAAAACCAGTGTGTGGAAGGGTACCAACAGCAGCGGGTTTTCCGCGTTGCCCGGTGGCGACCGAAACAACTACAATGGCGCCTTCTACAGTGTAGGCGACTACGGCGGTTGGTGGTCTTCTTCAGCCAATGGTACCAGCCTCGCTTGGTACCGCTACTTCTACTCCGACTATGACGATGTCGGTCGGTACTACGACTACCTACGATACGGCTTCTCCGTCCGTTGCTTAAAACCCCCACAGAGTGACACCAACGCCCCTATGTGAAACTAACTAATTAAAAACTAATGACTGAAACAGAATTTCAACTCAAGAAGTGTTTTGAAAACACGATTTGGATGGCAATCAGGTATGCCAATGGTAGACACACTTATGCTCCGTATGTAGTTCGAGATGCAATAAAGACTTACAAAAAGCTATACCCTGAGTGGAATCTTATGATTGACGATGTAGTAATTAAAGACTATCAAAGATTCAAAGATCATCCTGAAAATAATCTTGACTTGCCCGGTTTCCCTAAAGAAGATTGGTTAATTGATTTGTATCAACCAAGCTTTGAAGAAAGAGAAGAAGTATTAAAGGATATGATGAGATTAGATGAAGATAACGAATTGTATGATCCACAATAGTTATCTTTGTCGGATGCTCCTGTAGCTCAATTGGTAGAGCAGCTGATTTGTAATCAGCAGGTTGAAGGTTCGATTCCTTTCGGGAGCTCAAACAGTACTCATCACGCTACCCATAAGAACAGCGTCCCAGGGTGAGTCATTACGGGGGTAGGTAGTTGCAAATGCTTACCCTCATTTGCTTCGGTAGCTCAATTGGTAGAGCGTTGGTCTCCAAAACCAAAGGTTGTAGGTTCGAGTCCTACCCGTCGCGCAATTTAATTTAATACAATGAATTTCGTAACAGTTTATTTTGGGACAATAATATGTGTATTCTTCATTGTCCTAGCTTCATTCATGCTAAATGATGATAATGGAAATAATGGAAGTACTTAGTATTGCAGTAGCAATACTTGGATTTGTGATTTGTTTAGTGGATTAATCTTAATTTTCAAACCAAATGGTTAAATTCCCAAGAATTACCCTACGTGGGTATGCAATGCTGTTTACAGCGATCTCAGTTATTAGTTTTGTTGGATTGTGTCTTGTTCTAGTAGGATTAGCTCGTCAAGAAGCTAAAGAAGTTGAGCCCATTGTGTTTATTTACCCGTATGATGGGAAGGAGTACATTGTAGCATGTGGGGAAGGGGGTTCAACGATTCTACTCCATGAGAATGACTGAAACGTTTAAAGAAGTCTTACTGACTCATACGAAAAGTCCAATAACAGCACAGGAAATCAAAGTTTGTTTACGAAAGAGTAATTCTAATTCTAGAGTTATCTATAATCGTAAACTGCAGAGGTATGAAGTGTTTGTTATTTACACTTGCGTAAAGAGCTCAGTTGAACCTGAGAGAATGTCATTCAATGAATGGCAAAGGTATCTTAAGGAACAAAGAGATTTATTGAGGGTTTAATACCCTCTTTGGTCCCGTAGCTCAGTTGGATAGAGCAAATCACTTCTAATGATTAGGTCATAGGTTCGAATCCTATCGGGATCACTAATTTTCAAACAATGGATGATAATCTACACCAAGCGCAGTACAACTTCATTAAGTTAGTTATCTGCTTACAAGCATCTTTAGAGTTGCTTGATGAACTTAAGTCTACTCCGTATTATAGACATGAAATTAAAAAGTCAGTTAATTCTACAACGAAAGTATTAGAACACGGATTAAAGAATCACTACAAGTTTGTAGATGATAAAGAGAAAGAGGAAACTTACATCTCTATTGCTAGAGCTACACATGAGATATTGGATACATCTTTAGAAGAGTTATTCAATAAAGGCTTTATACCTTTGGGGGAGTAATCCCTCAATTGCTCGGATGGTGAAATTAATTTCTAGTTTTATTTCTGTAGGTATCAGTTTGAGCGTGACAATTTGGACAGATCAATAGTAAATTATTTTGATCATTGTTTCGATTATTCCCATCAATGTGATGCAATTCTAAAGCTATATCTTTACCCATCCAAACATTTAATTTACATATTTCACAAGTTGCAGATCTATATTTAATTAATCGACTTTTAATAGATGCAGGTTTAATTAAAGTTTCAAAAGATTTAAATTCTTTATCTTGATTCGCCGCTTGGTGTTTAAAATGAGATATGTCAATGCTTAGCCGTTTAATATTTATTTGTAAATTTTTGTAATTGCCTCCTGCAGATCTTAAATCAAGTTTATTAAGAACCTGAGCGTAAGATGTAGATTCTTTACAAGCTTTAATTATATCTAAATCATTGTAGTTTCTGTATTTTCTCTTCATTAGAATTTTATTTATGGCAAAGATAGTAAATTTTTATAGTATCTTTGCCGTATGGGGATGTGGCGAAGCTGGTTGAAACGCGCTAGACTTAAAATCTGGTACTGATTAATGATCACACCGTGGGTTCGACTCCCACCATCCCTACAAAATTTTGCTTATAAATCAAACAAAAATGCAAGTTTCATTAATATCAAGCACCCCAAATGCTGAGCTAAACATTGCTCACATTGCACGAGTATCCTCTTCTCGTAAAAACAAATCAGAGGACTTTGAAAAGCTGATTACTTATTTGATTAAGAATAGGCATTGGTCCCCATTTGAGCATTCATTTATGACCTTTGACATTGAGACAAGTAAAGCTATTGGGATTCAACTTCTGAGGCACAGAAGTTTTACATTCCAAGAGTTTAGTCAGAGGTATCAAGATGTGAATATTCTTGGGGAATCAATCTTTGAGGATATTCAATTACGTAAACAAGCTAAAAACAATCGTCAGTCCTCTGATGAAGAGATTAGTTCTAAAGAAGCGTACTTGTATGAATTGGTGGAGATTCATCTTAATCAAACCAAAGACCTGTACAACACTTTATTAGAAGGAGGAGTAGCTAGAGAAACAGCTAGAATGATTCTCCCTATGGCTACTAAGACTGTAATTAGAATGACTGGGAGTGTAAGAAGCTGGATTCATTTCATTGATATTCGTACTGATGGGCATGCTCAATTAGAGATGCAAGAATTAGCTAAAGAAGTCAAGAAATTGTTTTACGCTGAGCTCCCTGTGATTGCAAAAGCATTAGAATCTTTAAAACCTAACACATGAAAACGTTTGAACACTTACAACATGAAGTTATTTCTTGGGGAACTGAGCGTAATTTGATGAAACCTGAGAATGCTAATAAGCAGTTTCTAAAGGTTATTGAAGAAGTTGGGGAACTTGCATCAGGGGTAGCTAAAAACAACAAAGAAGCTATCGTTGATGGGATGGGGGATGTTCTAGTTACACTTATTATCTTAAGTGAGCAACTAGGGATTGACCCTGTCCAGTGTCTAGAATCAGCTTATGCTGAGATCTCTAATCGCAAAGGAGTAACAGTTAACGGAGTATTTATCAAAGAATGATGAACTATTGGGTATTTCCAGGAATACCTCAAGAAGCAAAAGAGATTACATATTGGAGAGCTCAAGGACAAAGTAGTAAGCTACTTAAGAACTTATCCGAATGTGTATCTGACGCATTTGAGGTTAGAGTTAGTGAGATGATTTCCCCAACTAGATTAAGAACAGTGTCTGAAGCCAGGCACTGTTTCTTTTTCTTAGGGTATAAGTACACTGAGATTTCTATGGATGAATTAAGTAGACATCTCAAAAGACATCGTACTAGTGGGATTCACTCTAGAAATACAGCTAAAGATCTATTAGCTGTAGACAAACATTTTAGGAAACGACTTGAAGAAGCTGAAACAAACCTAAAAACCATAATCAATGACACTTATACTGGATATCGATCTTTCTGAGATCACGTTCACTGTAGAGTATTACTTTGAACACACTACTGGGGATGAACTGGCTTACCCAGTAATTGAGGGAGTTTATCACAAAGGAGCAGACCTGTACGATTTATTGAGTACAGGGACTATTGAAAGATTACTAGAGAAAATTTACGAACATTATGCAGACCTTGAATATGACTATGACGGTGAATGAAGTAAAAGATGCTGAACAACGTAAAGCATTGAATGCTTGGGCTAAACATGGATATGTAGGCTCTATCATTGCAGGAACAGGATTTGGGAAATCTAGATGTGCAGTATTAGCTATTGGGAAACTTCTGAAAGAGAATCAAAAAGCTATTCTGTTAGTCCCTACCACACAGCTTCAAGATCAGTTTGCTGAGGAATTTAAGAAGTGGGGTTATGAATCTGTATTATCTCAAACAGATATTGTGTGCTATCAGTCAGCTCATAAGCTCACTAATGAACACTATGATATTGCAGTTTGTGATGAAGTACATCTTGGGTTGAGCTCAATCTACAGAAGATTCTTTGAGAACAATACGTTTGATAAGTTACTCTGTATGACTGCTACTATCCCTGAAGAAGAAGAATACAGACTCTATCTTCATAAGCTTGCCCCAGTTAGGTATCACTTGAGCTTAGATGAATGTGTTACTCTAGGGTTGGTTAGTCCTTATGAAATTATCTGTATCCCAGTTCAATTGAATGCTGCAGATAAGATTGCTTACAAGAAGGCAAACAATAAGTTTGTTCAAGCTAAGTATCGTATCGGGGGATTCAACTCTTTTGAGGATGCTAAATTGATTCTTAGTGGGGCTATCAATGGGGATAAAGCAGGAGCTAAGATGTTCTTTGATGCTATCAGAGAGCGTAAGCTTGTTATCCAGCATAGTACAGCTAAAATCGAAAAAGCAAAGGATATTGTATCTGAGCTTGAAGATGAGAAAGTTCTAATCTTTACTGGGAGTAATGCATTTACTAACAGTATGGGGTATGAGCTTAATGCTCTTGTCTATCATTCTGGGTTGACTAAGAAAAGACGAGAGCTTATTCTGAATGATTTTCTATCCAATAACAATAAGATTCTCTGTAGTACAAAAGCATTAAATCAAGGGTTTAATGTCCCTGATGCATCTATTGGGATTATTGCTGGATTGGATAGTAAGTCTCTCCCTATGATTCAAAGGGTAGGGAGATTGTTGAGACTTCAAGAAGATAAAATCGGGAAGATTTACATCTTGTATGTCGAAGATTCTCAAGAAGAGAAATGGTTAAATAATGCAGTTAAACCTCTATCAAACGTAAGATGGGAAAAGTAAAACAAAAAGCTCTTATCCGGTATACAGATGCTGATGTAGAGTACATTCGAAAGAACTACGGACATTGCAATGTTGAAGAAATTGCTAGCAAACTTGGGAGATCTAAAGAGTCTATCTATCAAAAAGCTAGACTACTTAAAGTCTTTAAAACTGATCCTAAAATTGTTCAGAATGAAGAAGTTAAGCAAATTTCATTCAGTATTCACAATGTGGATGTGACTATTGTGTTTAAATAATCTTAATAGTTAACTCAATGATTGTAGAAATCTCTACAGAAACTCTTAAAGAATTTGGGATATCTGCAAATGATTTCTTATATTTGTACTTAGTTAGTAATAAGTATTACGAAGTAATAGTTGAGTTAAATTTAAATGTTGAGTTAGAAGAGCTGCAAACCAAAGGCTTAATAAAAATAGGAGAGAGTTTAGAATCTCACATTGTTAGGGATAAGTTCGTTAATCACAATCGAATCCCTGACGACCAAATGTGGGCTGAACTACTCTCCTATTTTCCTCTAAAAGTAACTGGGAATAACAGGGAAGTTAGAGTATTAAGAAGTAAGGATGCAGACTCTTTGAACAATGCTCCTGCGAAGAAGAAGTATCTTGCTCATATTAAGGGTAATATGGCTGTTCATCGTCAGGCAGTAGAAGCGTTAAAGAATGAATTAGAGATTAGAAAGCAGTCTAATAATCTATTCTTTATGCAAATGCTCAGCACTTGGGTTAATCAACGTACTTGGGAAAAGTACATAGATATCAAACCGGATGTCACAGCAACCACAAGAGTCACAAGGCAGTTATAAGAAAATCCCTAAGCTCATTCACATTAGTCAGACAGTAGATAACTCTATTGCTGATGTTGAGAATGCTCATCATGGATTAAGACGAGTGTACCCTACATCATGGCCTAGATTGAATAGGAACTTGATGGGGGGTTTAGTCCCAGGAAAGATGTATGTCATTGCAGGACGTCCTGGGGTAGGGAAATCAGCATTTTCTAACCAATTATTATTCGATGTATTAGATGTAAACCAATCAAGACAGAACGATTTAGTAGTACTGTATTGGAGTTTTGAGATGCCTGGGGAACAGCAAATTCTTCGTGCAGGTTCTAAGGATACTAAGATTCAAACATTTGACTTATTATCTGTAGATCAACCTCTTAGCCCAGTATTAGTTAAGAAGTATGCTGACAGTGTACAGAAGTATAAGAAATACCCTATTTACTTCTGTAATATCCCACAAGATGTAGAGAGAATCAAACTAACCAATGAGTATGTGTTTGAGAAATATCCCTCAAAGACAATCATTAACTTGATTGACCACTCTAGACTTGTGCTTGGATCTGAGGAACTAGAATTGCAAAAGCTGAATACTCTGTCAAAGGGGTGTATGTGGATGCAATCAAAGATGCAATCGATTACGATTCTATTATCTCAGTTAAACAGGAATATCGAACAAGAGTTTCGTGCTAAACAACAGTATCAACCTCTATTGACTGACCTCTTTGGGGGTGATTCAATAGGGCAAGATGCTCACGTTGTTATGATGTTCCAGCGCCCATATGATTTGTATGGGATTACTGAGAAGTACTGTGATGAAGACCCAGTAGGGTTAATGGCTTGTCATATCGAGAAGAATCGTGATGGGTTGTTAGGGATGATCCCATTTCAAACTGATTTATCAACATTTACAATTAATGAGCGAAGTAAAAATTAATCTTCCTACAGCTAAAGTTCAAGCTGTTAGGAAGAGCCCAAAGAATTTTGTTCTTTACGGGCAACCAAAGATTGGGAAAACGACATCGTTAGCTCAATTAGATAATTGCTTAATTATCGACCTTGAGGACGGGACTGATATGATCGAAGCGTTGAAGATCAAAGTCAATAATCTCAAAGAACTGGCTGAAGTAGGGAAAGAGATTATCAATGCAAAGAAGCCTTACAAGTACATTGCTATTGATACTGTAACTCAACTTGAGGTATGGTGTGAGGGTGAAGCAAAGAAGCTGTATCAGAATACCCCTATGGGGAAAAACTTTGATGCTGAGAACAAAGGAGTATCTGTACTCTCATTGCCTCAAGGTGCAGGCTATCTGTATCTGAGAATGGCGTATAAGAAATGGATTGATAGACTCAATACATTAGCAGATCATATCATCTTAGTAGGGCACTTGAAAGAAGCTAAGATTGATAAGAAAGGGAAAGAAGTAGCAGTCAAAGATTTGGATTTGACTGGGAAAATCAAGAACATCACTTGCGCTAATGCTGATGCTATCGGGTATGTATTTAGGGAAGATGATAAGACAATGATCAGCTTTGACTCTCATGGAGATATTCAAGCTGGTTCGCGTTGTGACCATCTTAAAGGACAAACTTTCCCACTAGAATGGGATAAAATCTTTATCGACTAATGAAGTATTTATTTTCAATGCTACTTATCAGTAGCGCAATGTTTGTATCAGCTCAATCTCTCATTATTGATCGTATTGACGAATTTGATGGGGATACAGTTAAGGTGACGAAAGATTACGTTGTTGGGAAAGCTACAGTTAGTAAACTGTACTGTTCAGTACGTAGAATCAATAGTCACTATGGGATTTCATTCTGGAGTACAACAGATCAAGGATGCTGTGGATCAGGGAAAAACTATGTTATTCTCATGAATGCTGAAGGAGATAAGATTACTCTGACAGAAGATATTGCTGATATCAAATGCAATACTACAGCTGAATCACTGTACGTAGCTGACCCAACTGATTTTGTAGGATTTGTCGTCACTCGAATTCGTTTCGCACAATCTGAAGGATACTTAGACTTTACAGTATCTGGAGATTACACCATTGAACAACTCTTTAACACTCTTAAATAACAATCAAAATGATTGAAGCACAAACCCCTATCGTTCAAGAAGAGCAAGTATCTTCTGAAGTAAAAGTGATCCGCGTATCACAAATCATTGAAGACCTCAATGCAGGTCTCGATCGAGTAGCAATCCGTGAGAAGTACAATCTCTCTATTGCTGAAGTCAAAGTTTTGTTTGAGAACCCTATGTTGAAGGGTAAGAGAGCAAAGCGTGGAACTAAGAAAGTTACTTTTACTTTGATTGAGGATATTACTCCTGAAGAACAAGCTAAGGTAGAAGACAGTGTAGCTGAGAATGCTAACGAAGATTTGTTTAACATCAACGACTAATTAATTAATCAATGGCTATTACATCAAATAGTTCTGAAACACAAGTTTCAGGGGGTGGGGGAGTAAAACTCTATGTAGGGATTGCAGCTGTAAATGTTGTAGCTGTTAACCCATCTCTCAGTGAGCTCAATGCTATTGGGGTAAATCTCAAGAATGAGCCTGAGTACAAGAATGTAGAGATTGGGGGAGAGGTTTACAACAAGATTGTGTTTTGGGTTAAGAACTATAATCCTGAGTTTGCAACAAAGGTTGAGTTCTTGGTTCAACCACAGCCTCGTGTATCTCAGAGTGGGAAAGCTCAATGGGTTAACAACATTGGGCAGTTTGCATTCTCTGATGCAAAAGCTTCTGAAGCTTATGAGTGGTTCAAGGATGAAGGAGTACGTAAAGCATTTGTCGGGGAAGAAAAGCTGATGAGCTTTATCAAAGCATTTGCTAACGTAGCCAACGGAGATGATTGCTACTTTGAAGGGTTTCAGAAAATCTCTAACGGGGATGTAACTGAGCTTCGTGCTCTTGTAAATCAACTGGGAGATAACAAAGTACGTGTTCTTCTTGGGGTAAAGGATGAGAAGTATCAGCAAGTCTATGACAAGCACTTCGGGAGAATCAAACCAAAGCGTGATGATCTGTTCATCAAGTCTTTGAATGATGATTACGGAGCGTTCAAAGCTGAATACAACAAGTCTTTACTTCTTGAAGAGTATTCTGTATCACTGATTGCCCCTGATGAAGATCAAGCCCCAGATGCATCCCCATTTAAGGATGATATGGACTCTGATTGGGGATAAACTTTAATTGACAACATACTTGGGGGTCAAGGGTAATTCGTTATCTTTGGCCCCCTTTGTTGTCCTATTAACCCTAATGATAAGTGCTAGAAGTAGTGATGCGTATTTACACTCAGATGTAATACTTAGTGAGGTATCTGAAGAAGATATCTTTAAATTCTATTGTTCTAACTTCAAGGGTTTGGGAATTAAATTTTGCAGTGATTTACGTAAAGATTCTCGTCCATCTGTCAGTATTGCTTTGATAGGGAATAACTTACTCTACAAAGACTTTGGGTATGATGGACATACGTTTAACTGTTTTGGGTATGTAATGCAAAAATTCAACATTTCGTTTATTGAAGCTCTAAGACTTATAGCTAGTGATTTTAACTTAAAACTAACTAGTTCAGCACCTGTAGTAACAAGTCATACTGAAATCAGTAAACTATACCCCAAAAAACACTCTAAGATTCAAATTAAATCTAGAGAGTGGGGTAATAATGATTATTACTATTGGGGAGTTAGGTATCAAGTATCTAAGAAACTATTAATCAAGTATAACGTTATCCCAATATCTTATTTCTGGGTTAACAATGCTAGATTTAAAGTTGATTTCGGGTATGCATTTAAGTTTTCTGAAACTGGGTATAAAATCTATCAACCTTATGAAGTAGAATCAAAGTGGTTCTCAAATATTGGGGGTGATGTGATTCAAGGATACTCTCAGCTCCCAGATAAAGGGGAAATGTTGATTATAACTAGCTCATTGAAAGATGTTCTAGTGTTAACAACTATGGGTTATAATGCTGTAGCCCCTCAGTCTGAGCGAGTTATGAGTGAAGATTTAGTTTCTAAATTAAAGGACAGATTTCGTAATATTGTAGTTCTCTATGATAATGATTTCAACTCTGAAATAAACCCTGGGCAGACAGCAGCTAAAAGAATGTGTGATAAATATTCTTTAGCTAACTTAGTTATCCCAGATGCATATGAATGCAAAGACATTTCAGATTTAGTTGATACTCATGGATTCGAAGTGGGGGAACAACTAATCAAAGAATTACTGAAAAATGTCTAACAAAGAAAAAATTGACGCGATTCTTAGGAAGTGTGCCTCATTATACTCTAATCTTGGGATGAAAACACCATTGGATGTAGGGAGTAAACAGAGAGCAAACGAACTAGAAAAAGAATGGCTTCAAGAAATAAAAGAACTGGATCCGGAAACTTACAGAACCCTCGTACCTCAAAATCACGAGTGAGAAATGCACGCCCAAAACAAGTAGATGGGATTAACTTTAGAAGTACGTTAGAAGCGTTTTGTTATAGTAAACTCAAAGCTGCTAATATTACAGCTGAGTACGAAACAAAGAAGTTTTTACTACTAGAAGGGTTTCATTACCCTGAAGCTAGATTTGAGGATAATGGGAAGACAGGGTACATAAATAGAACTGAGCAGAAAGTTAGAGATATTACTTATACTCCTGATTTCGTTGACCCAAAAGGGAGATGGATTATAGAGTGTAAGGGATATGCTAATGAGAGATTCCCTATGAAGTGGAAGATGTTTATGGAACATCTAATGAAGAATGGGGAACCTCTACCTCTACTATTTGTCCCTCGAAATCAGAATCAAGTGCTAGCAACGATAGCTGAAATACAAAACTTAATAGCCCCTAAATAGGGGCTATTTTATTTTTAATCAAATGAGATATTTTAAAGATCAGACTATAAATCCTGGGGATTTAGTTGCGGTGAGTTATTCAAGTTGGATAACTTATGGGATAGCTATTGCAGATACAGGAACTACTTTTCAGTATAAAGGGTTTAATTCTTATACTGGAAAAAATTACATCTACGGAGGTAGGTACATGGATAGAGTTATTAAACTAGATCCTAAGTATCATTTAGATGCTGAGGGCCTTGAATTGTATAAGGAAATTTCAAAAGAATACGTGAATGAGTATCAAGACCATTGGGAGTAACGTTCAATCCAACACAAAAGGATTGGAAAAAGAGATTAACGTTGGGGCAAAACGATTAATCTTTGATGTACTGCAATCAACTCAGTACTCTACCCCCATCCCTTCTACGATTAGAGAATTGGTCACAAACGCTTGTGATTCTCAACGTGAGAAGGAGATTGCTATTAACATCTTGACTGGGGTTAATAAGGTTGAAGATTACTATATCTCCAGAGATGGGGAAGAGTATAATGATTCAAACTTTGATCCTAGTTACTATGATTTAAACTGTTTAAACAGGTACAAGAACAATATTCGTATCAATTACTTTGAAGACGATGATGGGGTTGGGTTCTGTGATACAGTTGAAATCATTGATTACGGAGTAGGGATTGGGGGTAAGAGACTTGAAGGAATTTCTCAGCTAGGTTTCTCTACGAAGCGTAATACATCTGAGAATTTCGGGGCTTTCGGATTGGGGTCAAAAGTAGCATTGTCTACTGGGGTACCTTATTATACGATTGAGACTGTTCATAACTACAAGAAAGTTATTATGAACTGTTACCCTTACAAGACTGATTTTGTAGTCTCTAAGTTTACAGCTGATGGGGAGATAGAATTAAGTAATGGGGATGTTGTCTATTACAATGATGTTTCTACTTCAGATGATAACTACAATTACACTAAGATTACATTTAAAGTCAAGAAGCATAACCGTAACGCATTCAAAGAAGCTGTTCAGTCTCAGTTAACTTACTTTGATAACGTTGAGTTCTATTACAATAATGGATGGTATCCTTGTTCATCCCCATCGTTGTACAACACAGATAACATCATTGTTGGGGTAGGGAGCTATTTTGCTCGTCCTCACATTGTTATTGTAAAGCATCCTGGGGATACTACAGGGATTAACTACGGAGCTATTGACTTCAAAGAACTTGAGCTAGAAGAGCTTAGAGGTAATGTCGGAATCAAATGCCCGATTAGGCAATCTTATCTAGAGGATGGGGTAGAAGTCTTGATTCAAGACGGTGTAGATGTTACCCCATCTAGAGAGAAAGTAATTTGGAATGAGAATACTAAGAAGTATCTGTTGAATATGATTGAGAAAGCTTCTCAAGATTGTTCAGATATTGTCGAAGAAGCTCTGTCAGAAGAAGATTTCTCCAAGTGGTTAAGATTGTGTACTGCTGTTCTATTTAAACCTAAGAATAATAGTACTGAGATTAAGAACAAGGATGCAATCTATGAGATTGCTAAGATGGTTAACCCAAGTAAAATCAAACCTAAGTTTAATGGGAGGAAGTTTGAATCTCCTCAGCTTATGTTCCCATATCTTACTCTTAGAAAGATTACACGTAAGCCTGGGAAGAGTAAAAAAGCTGAGTTTGATAGAATTGAAGTAAGTTCTTGGGCAGATGTAGATTTTGATAAACTGTATGTAGGGGAAGGTACAGCTAACTATTACATTGATAGATTCTTAACTGATACCCACACTAGTTTTTATCTGATTACTCCTTCACAATTAATTGAGAGTACAGATATCGACATGTTCCTGAATACTGAGCTTCAAAAGTATTCTGAAGTTAATCTCCCAGCTACTTACAAAACTGTAGTTGATACTGCTGATAATACTGAAGTTGAAGACAACGATTTAGCTGCATTACGTAAAGCAAATGGGGAAGTAGTTGGGCATACGATTAGGTATTCAAGACTTAGAAGTCAAGTTATATGGGATAAGATTATAATCAAAATCTCTAAGATACTTGATTCTAAAGTAACTACTTACTATGGGAATTTAGATGAGGATGGGTATAAGCTTAAAGTTGCAGCTAATATCTGCTACAAACAAGCTATGTACATTGGGGAGTTTACTTCAACTATGATTCCTCATTACGACGATTACAATGGGAAACGAGTATTATTTCATGAAGAACCAAGTGAGTATTTGAAAAATAATTCTAGAGTTGGGCATACTAATTCTGGGGATAAAATTCAAATCATAGGGTTTTCAAAAGCTAATATGAAGTATGCAGAGAGTAACCCTAATTGGAAACACGTAGATGAATTCTTCTTTGAACTAAAAGACAACTCTCAATTAGTCCCTACAGAAATTATCAAAGATTGGTTAACAGCTGAGAAAATACAAAGAGAAGTTAACTTAACTGGGGGTGATTACAACTGGATGCATTCATTTAAGAATTATTTTCCTGAAGCTCATAATCTGTATGAAAAGCTATTGAGATACACTCAAACCAATGGGAGTTTTTATTATACCTCAACATGGCTTGGGGATATTGCAGATGAAGAACGTGAAAATGCTAAAGCTTTAGTCTCTTACTTGAAAAACTTAGAACGGTATCATGAAATACTTAAAACCAATGATAATGAACTAATTGCACAAACATCTTATGAGTTATTTGTCGTATCTTTGGGGAATATCGAAATCATTAGAGATGATTTATTCGATGTTATCGATCACTTCAAAGAGTTGGGGGAAGGAGTTACAAAATACTTTGTGGAAGCGCATAAGAATCTTGGCTCTGACACTATCCAACAATGGGATCCTATCTGGAATCATATCATTGCTACCCACGGTAAGCATCTGATTGAAGTTCCTAAATCTGAAACACTTTCAAAATTTTAATCGATGATTACAGTAAATGCTGATCAAGGTTTTATTTACGTCTCTATGAGAGAGATCGTAAAAGTTGTTAAGTATACTCCTGAAGTATACACTGAGATTTGTGACTATGCTAATACTGCTGATGCTGCTACAAGTATCGAAGGGTACATGAAAGTAGAAGAAGCATTGTATGAGTATCTTGAAGAGGTTGAAGTTGGGGCAGTTGCTGATTACATCAATACTGAATGCCCATTCATTGTTCAAGATGTGATTACTAAAAAGTATTATCTGACTGTTAGAGGTAATACAAAAGAGTTTGATCGAATCTCTGATATTGCAATCCCTCAATCTTTGGTTGATCGGATTATGGATTCGATTGATAAGAGTGTTAGCTTTCTCCCAATCGTTAAGCTTTGGACTCGATTCTTGCGTAACCCCAACCTTGCTACTAAGGGAGAGGATTTTGCTAAAAGGTTTGCAGACTTCGTTAATATGAAGTATGTACACCCTAAGATGAAGCTTAAATTCTTAGAGAAGGGTTTTAGTGATGAAGTTGCTACTCGATTGAGTACAATCTATCAGATTAAAATCACCAATGAGGGTTTGCTGAACGGGTACAAAGTGTCTAGAGAGATTCTTCACAAGTATGATGCAGAGACTGGGGAAAAAGTCCCTCGTTATTCTCGTACATTCAATGTGAATACTGGGGAAATTGAGTCTGAAGGATTCCCTGAGTTTGTGGAAGAGCGTCTCTTTGAACCTGCTGTTCAAGGACAGAACGGAGATGAATTCTACTGTGGGGATACTCTTGGGCACTTTATTCGTGTAGGGAAAGAGCATAGACTCAAATCTTGGGAGCAAGTAAATTGTAATGACAATGATATATGCGTTCCTGGATTGCACATCGGGGGATTGTACTACATCAATAACTATGGAGGAGAGATCCATAATGTTTTTGTAGATCCTATGCATATTGGGGCTATCCCTGATTTCTCTGATGGGGCTATCAGATGTCTGCAATACTTCGTTCACTCTAGCTTGGTTGGGGTAAACGGGAGTATGTATCATTCATCTGATTATGCTAAGCTCACTGATAAGCAGTGGGAAAGAATGCGTGAAGATATCAGACAGGAAAACGCAACTAAAGCTTCTACTGAACAGTTAAAGAGTGACTTTCAGGATAAGTTAGATCCTAAGAAACTATATGGATCAAGATAAAGTAGTTTGTCTAATAGACGCAGACTCTTTACTTTATTACGAAATGGGGAAAGAAACGTTGGGAGAGGCCATTGAAGGTCTCTCTCAGCGTCTTTCTTCTATTCTAGAAGCTTGTGGAACTGATTCATATTTAGGGTATCTTACTGAAGGTAAGTGCTTTAGATATGATATCTACCCTGAGTATAAAGCGAAGAGGAAAGCATCTAGTCGTAGTGAGATATTCTATGACTTAAAGGATTTTGCTAAAACTACTTTAAACTTTTACAATGTCCCTATGTTAGAGGCTGATGATGTTGTCAGCATCTTGAGCTCTAACCTGTCTAGACCTACAGTAATCTGTTCTCCTGATAAAGATGTACTTCAGCAATGCTCTGGGACGCATTACAATTATCAGAAGGCAGTATTTGTAACTACGACAGTTGAAGAAGCTGATAAATTTCTATGGGTACAAACTGTGATGGGGGATGCAACTGATAACATCAAAGGTATCCCAGGAGTAGGGGTGAAAACCGCTGAGAACTGGATGAAAAGTAGGTCTAAAAACCTAGGTTCGTTTGCTTTGAGTAAGTATATGGAGTACTATGATGACCCTCATCAAGGGGTTACAGAGTTCTATAAGAATTACTCATTGGTTAAACTACTTAGAAGTAAATATGACCTAGAGCTAATTGGGTTAAAAATAGAAGATATCCCACAAGATATCTGTGTAGTAGAAACTTCATGATTGTAACAGCAGATAAACTCAAACTTTATAGAGTAGATTGCAGAACAGTGAGGCTCCTAGACCCTAAATTTATTGAAACCCCTGGGGAGAATTCTAAGGAGATTATAAAGTTACAACGTCTGGAAACTGATGTGAGTATTGAAATCGGGAGTGTTCTCAAGTTTGGGAAAGACATTCACAAAGTAAATATCATACTCAAAGGATTGGTGGAAGGAAGAGTTTATTGCTATGATTTAAAGTGTGCGATTCCTACAATATCCACATTGTTTATCACCCCATTACTAGGGTTTCCTAGTAAGAATGATATGTTCTGGGGTTCTTTGGTTAATGCATTTATGTCAACCCCTAAACATGATGTAAGCATTGCGTTGTTGTACAAGTTCGAGGGTTCTGTAGAGTTTGGGAAGTATGAAACATTACTCACAAATCACAAAGAATTCATTGAGCGTACTGACCCTGACCCATATCATAGTCTGTATATTTTTAATGTCCCGTCTCATTTTCAGTCAGCTTATAATCACATTAGAGCTGGGGAATATTCTGAAATAGATGGACTGTGCAAACTATGTATACTTGATTTTCACAACTTTAGTTCTACTGGACATACTGGGAAAATACTGTACAAAGATCCTACTCTAAAACAAGAACTCGAAGAGCGTCTTGGGATAGAGCTTGGGGATGTTGAGTTACATAGTATCCCAGATATGGAGTTTGAACGTTACAACGAAGATTATTACCGAACAATTAAAAAGTTACGATGAGTAGATTCAAAGAGATTCTGAAAGAAAACTTGTGGGAAGAACTACACGAATACTTAGAAACTCCTGAATTTGAATTGATCTTAAAGCAGCAACAGAAAGATATAGGGGCGGGGTACAAAGTGTACCCTGCTCCTACTGATATCTGTAATGTTTATAAGACAAGACCTGAAGATGTTAAAGTAGTTATTTTAGGACAAGATCCGTATCATAATGGGACGGCAATAGGATTAGCATTTGCTACAAATCAGATTGTCCCTCCTTCATTACGTAATATCTATAAAGAAGTTTGTGATCAGTTTAATCACAATGTTTCTATGGATGATTTTGACTTTACTCTAGCTCATTGGGTAGATCAAGGAGTATTCTTATTGAACACAAGCTTGACAGTTCGTCAATCTTCCCCAGGTAGTTATTTAGGAATGTGGGATTTTCTAGTTAAACCCACTATCGAGTTGATTAATGTACGATCCCCAAAAGCAGTATTTATGCTATGGGGTAAACCAGCTCAATCTTACGGTTGGTTAGTTGACCAAGAGAAACACACTATACTCAAAGCAAGCCATCCTGCTGCAGAAGCTTATAGACTTAATGCAGGATTCTTTGGGTGTGGACATTTTCTCAAGACCAATGATATTCTTGAAACTAAGATTGACTGGATTGGGTGAAAAAGAAAAGGCTACCGCAAGGTAGCCTTTTTTTTACTAGCTGGTCTTTAATTTGAAGCGTTTTCATAAATCAACTCCCCAATATTCGAGTCATCTGTTGACATGAACATGTCGTAGTATTTGATAGCATCTTTGGGGTTTTCAGTTTTAGTTAGACCCCCAATACCAGGAGAAATGTTTTTAAGATACTTGTAAACTTTAGCATCCCCTTTCTCGTATTGTCCTGTCTTTCTTTGATAGTATAATGTCTTATTATCTAACTCATTATCTACTCCGTACTGAATTAGAATGTCTACTAAGTTAAAGATATTTTCTAAAGGTCTTGTAGTAGCTGTTGGGGATTGAACAACTCTAATTGCTTCTTCATAGCTGCTATAAGCTTTGTATTCAGTGTTTAATCTCATAGCTTGATATGTAGCAAACGCTATCCAATACTGCTCATCATCGTCATCATCTAAGTTTTTGAGCATTAACCCAAACAGTGTAGCTGCTATCCCTGAAATTTGAATTGTAATAAACCCATGCAAGAATCTTTTTAAGTTTCTTTTCTCTAACTCAGTTAACTGATTAAGTTTTAATAACCCATAGTTTCCCCCTAAAGCTGACCGAAGAACATTGTATAGTGTAGAGTAGTACCCTTCTTGTAATTCCCCAGATTCTACATCAATTCTTATTCCTCCCCCATACCCAAATCTTTTTCTATAGTTAGGAACCATCCATGTTCTAAACAATGTTACCAATGGCCCAAAGGTTTTCCTTTCAAGAGAAGGTCTGTTAAATGCTCCCTTTAACTGAGTAGTTTTAGTAAGCATAGCTTGCATCCTAGATACATACTCAGTCTTGTTAAAGTTAGCTACTCTAGGGTCTAATACTAAATTCCCTGTTTTATCTACATTGAGTAGATCATACAAGTCTGCAGGTTCATTATTATTATTGAGAATTACACTCCCGTTTTTATCTAACAGTTGTCCTTTGTAACTACGCTGTAAGGCGAGAGCTTTTTTTGAAGTCATATAGACATCAGGGATTTCTTGCAGTACGTGTAAATTCCCTAATCCTCGCTCTGCTATTTTTTTTACCATACTCCCACTTCCCACCCTGTCAGGTTGAAATATTCTGCTGGTTTCACTCCAGTCTAAAAACTTAGATAGTTTTTGGTTTGGGGTAAACCTTTTCCCAATAATACTTTCAACTGTAGTTCTTGTTTTCCTAAGAACTGTTCCTCCTTCTGCTGAAATAATTCCTGAAGCCCATAACCAGTCTAATCTACTATAGTATTCTCCAGCCCATGATTCTTGTGCTCCTACTGTCCAGTCTACTAGTAACTGATTTGTAGCCTGCAATCCGTTTAATCCTAACTGAGCTAAAGATGTGAAACTAGTTAATATAGATACCCCTTTTCTAGTTGCAATTGTATTCAGAACCTTTCTTCTAGCTCTTTCATGAGTCTCCCCATAATAAACATTGTCTATAAAAGACTCTAACTGTTTAGCATGGAGACCTCCTTCAATGTAGTCATCTATTTGATAACCTAACGTTTTAGCAATTTTATTAGCTATGAAGTTCTTAGTTTTCCCATACAGATTAGGTTGAATCTCTTTAACTTTTCTATTCTGTATAGCTAAATGTACTAATGTCACAGCTCCATAGATATTAGAATTAGCTCTAAATCTATGTGCCATATCAGAGAACATGATCATACTATTAGTCAAGTTCCTAGATACAAGATTAGCATCTACTCTGTTTGTAAAGTACAGTGGGATATATTTGTAAAGCTCGTTATTAGCATCTACTAACCTTAAGAACTCAGTATCAGTTACTTGAGCTTGAGTACCTCGAGAGATTAACTTTTTAGTTGCATCAACAAATCCATACTTCATAGCATCATCTACTGCCCCAGATTCAATTGATGGAACTATTAATGAATAATCCATCCAAGAATCTTTCTGCATCCCAGTCTTCCCAGTAATCTTCTGAGCGTTTTTATGTATTTCTAGGAGTACATCATAGTATTTTTTTACTTCAGCTGGCATAGAAGTATACTTTGGGTTAGCATACATAGACATTTTAGGTTTAACTAACCTCCCAATAAATACCCCGTTTCTGTAAATTTTATTTCTCTCTCGATTCAAGTAATTTAACTGATCCCATATCTCAGCTACTGCAGCATTATCTTGGGTATTGTATGCTTTAGTAAGATCTTTTCTAAGATTAGCAATCTCAGTATCCATATCACTTAAAATCTGATCTGCATCTTCTGTCTTTTCCCCATGAATCTTCCAGAATTTTAAGTCTATTTCTTCCCAATACAGTCTCCCTTTTTCAGATTTGAAGAATTCATTTTTTGCTGCTTTATCCCCATTTTCAGGATATCCATATTTCTTTCTAGCAGCTTTGATGAATTCATCTTTTGTTCTGTACCACTTGTCCCTATCAATTTCTGATACAAAGCTTAATACTTTAGTTGGGACAATTTCCCCATTTTCATTTTCTACATTTAGAGTTATCTCCTCCATCAATGGCTCATGGAACTTAGCAGTCGTATCTTCTGATACCCCTAATGATTTCATATATGCTCTATACTCTTCAAATGGGGCTTGCATATCGTAGATTAAACTTCTAGTTTGTTCAGCGCTTCCGACATACTGATCTTTAATCATCTGAGCAATTAACTGTAGTACAGTATCATTGCTGTAAATTACTGGATCAAAAAACAAAGATGCTGCACTAGCATCCTTATGAGTTTCTCTCAGAGAATGCAGAATTTGCTCATACCCAATTTTACGTTCTTCTAACTGTTGGATATTAATCTCTGAAAGTTTAATTTGGTTAGCTTTACTACGTATGTTTTTTAACCCTGAAATCGAAAAAAGTGCTGGGACTCTATTATCATCTCGATCTAATCCTATAACCCTTGGCTTTCCTTCTGCAATACTATCTTTAATCTGTTTAATCATATTATCTAAGTCCTGATTTACTTTAATCGGGGCATAAGACAATAATGTTTTAGCTAAGATTGGGAGTGCAGTATTTAGATAGTCACTATTAACTCTAGAAAATGTAACTTCAACTTCATCTAATAACTCTAAGATCTCATTCTTATCTCCTTCTAAATCCCTAACCCTAGTTCTAATAAGCTCTAAAACTTTATTATCAGCTTTGTTGTTATAAAAGTTGTCTAGATTAAGTTTTAACTCAATAATCTTATTAAGAAGTTTAAACTTATCTTGTCTAGATATACTATCTATGTTATCTGAAAAGTCATATTTAATACTTTCTAGAGTCTTTTCAGCTTCGTTAGCTAAATCGACAATGTACTCTAAAAAGCTCATGTAATCTTCAATAGCGTCATTACCCTCATCAACTCTCCTAAGTTGAGATAGAATCTGTTTAATTTTAGATTTAGCCTTGGGGTCAGAATCTATCCTTTTATTAAGATACTCTAACTGAGTTTTTAATGCGGTTGTAATACGAACATGAGCAGCAGAAGCTGCTTCTTTATGTGAAAAGATTTTATCTTTTTTAATCTCCCTCGCTGTTTTGACTTTAGGGGCATACTTAGGAGTAAGACGTAACTTATTTCTAGCTTGATCTAACTTTGTATTTTCTAAGAGTATACTCCCGCTTTTAGCTGGGTTTAGTATAGCAGAATAATAAGTATCTGTCTCAGAGTTGTAATCTACTTGAAGTGGGAGAATAGCAAGCTTTGGGGATATCCCAGTTATTTGCCTAATCAATTCTTGATATGAAACTAACTGAAGTGCATCAGTGAGTTGAACATCATAGTTATCTGCCCCATTGTACTTTTCTCTCCTATCATAAGTAGCAGTCTTTAAGTCAATGATGATAAACTCCCCATCTGGGGTATACCCAACAATATCTGGAGTCCCAACAACAAGTTCTCCTCGGATAATCCCTGATAGAGCTGGGATATCAGCCATAAGAGTAAACTCTTTAAACTTTGGGAGGATCTGTGTAGTAATTACTTGATGAAGATTTCTAATGAATCTTGGGTCAAATACTGAAGTTTCATTTTTGTACTGATGGTTGTTGTAAATATCCATGAACTCCTCAAACGTAGGATATCTATCCTCTAACGATTTCATTGAGATACTAGCACGAAGCATATCATCAATGATTGTTCCTCTATTTGCATGCTTTTTGGCTACCCCACTTAGTTTAGGGGCATTTTTATTTCCCTTGATAACTGTTGTAACTCTCTCCCCATATTCCTCTATCCCATTTACTGTTCTGACATACCTGGTTTCGTCTTCAGTCAGTCTCCATCCTCTGTCAGCTCTTAGCTTAGTGATAGCTTCTCTTAGCTTATTTTGACCTTCATTAGATGTAGAAGTAGGTATCCCAGTCTTTGCAGAGTTTGTAAATCTATCAATTAGAACAGATGTTTTAACAATCTGATCTACAATTTGGATTGTAGCCCCCTGAAACTCAGGCTCATTAATAACTTTTAATTCTGCAATCCCAATTCCTGGAAAAGAAGTGTTTGTGAAATACTCAATGTACACCTCATTAAGTGTATCAATGACTTCCTTAGCCATATCAACATCAATGTTTAATGGATAAGCTGCTCCAGTATTAGTCATAACCCCATCTGGGGATAGAACATCTGCTTCAATTAATATTTCATAGAGTCCATCAGCAGTTCCTTCTTTCCCATTATCCTCTAGATATTGCATAAAGTCATTAACCAATGCATCTTCTTTCCCGTTTACAGTATATTTACAACTCATGAGTTACATTTTTTTGTTGATTTCGTGTTAGAGCTTTCTCTTAAGTCTAAAGTTATTTCTCTAGCTTGTTTAAGATATTTAATTGAAGCCTGGGGTATCTTCTTTAGTCCTTTATCTGTTCTTTGTCTAGAGTCTGTAGTAAAAATACTATCATTTTTTATTTTCCCAGTAACACTTCTTAAGTTTAACTCGAAGAAGTTTTTCCCCATCCCCAATGGTTGGATTGGGGCATATTCAATTTCCCCGACTCTCATGTATGTGATTACTGGGAAGCTCTTTAGTTTTGTTTTTCTAGTGATAAACACTGGGAGATTAAGTTCGATAAATCCATCTACTTGAGATTTACTATCGTAAATGATTTCTGAATCCATATAATCCTCTAGTTGGTTTTCATCTACAGCAAACTGTCTAGGGTTTATGATTATTGAATTCCAAGCATTTATCTCTTTTCTAGCTTCCGCCTCTAAAGCTTTAACTAGTTCTTCCTGCTTTGCTGTAGATAATCCCTCAAAGTCTTTATTAGCTTGGATCTTCTCTTTGATGTATGTTTTTACATCTCTTTCTAATACTACCTCATCGATTGTTGCTTCGGAAACTTTACCTGTATATCTAGGAATTAGAGGAGAAAACTTACCTGGATTTGTATGCCCAATAGCTCGTATTACATCAAATAATGCATTCCCAGATAAGAAATATGTAGGATCTTTTGAAGCTTTATCAAGTTCTTCACGATAAAACTTAACTAAAGATTTTGTCTCTTCTTTCCTAGGTTCTGTAAGGAATCTTTCTGGGATAAGATTAGTGTATCCCCCGTAAGTTGGGAGGAATGCAGTTGCAAAAAATGCATTATAAATTAAGTCTTCAGCAAATCTTTGAATCCTCTTTCTAGATTCTGAGTCTTTTGTAATCTTTGATGGACTATACAGCATTTCAGCCAGAGCATCTTTTAGCTCTTTTGTATCTTCTGCACTAATCTCATCTACCCCACTAAGAACCACAACATTAATTCCTGCTTGTTCTTCTTTTGATCCTACCTCTAAAGTGTCTAATCTTTGAATCAGAGGATTATTCCTCAAAGCAGGATTTTGTTTTAATAGGTCTAATCTAGTTTTTAGGTTTTCCTCCTCAAAGTATAATCTCTTCATTGTTGTTTCATTATACCAACTAGAGATTGGGGAACCTTCTTTAGTGAGCATCCAATAGTTTAATACCCTTGTTAAGAGTTTTAACTCTGCTGCTTGCAAATAATCTTTCCCTACAATAGTTCTAATGTGATCAATCATTGATTGCATTGAGTCAAACGCAGCAATATTTGTTAATCCTTCTTTTTGAATTGTTCTTCTATAAGAGTTTACGTAAGCCCCTTGCAAAGATTTTCCATTAGATATAATATCTTGCAGTATACCCTTATCGAGTAATCTTTGCTCAGTCCCTCTATCCATAGCATCTAACTTTCCTAGATACTCTAAGATTAAAAATAAATCAGTGACTTCATCTAATTTATCCGGGGTAATAAGCGCATAATCATTCATAAGTTCTTTCCCAGCAAAGTGAGCTGCAGCAAATAACTTTAATGCACTGGTTTCAATTTCTTCTACTTTACGCTCAAGAGATTCCACTGAATCAAACTCATACTGTTTAGGACTTACAGTTTCAGTCTCTACACTCCCAATCCCAAATCTTCTAAGGAAGTTTTCTTCCCCTTCAACAATAGTATTAAGCTTTGTAGTGTAGCTATAATTCTTTGGGGCACGTATTGTGGTTGTAATATCTAACATATCAGCAGCTTTGATAGCTGCTTCTTGAATCCCAGATTCCCCTCTAGCTATAAGAGTTGAAATCTCTCCCCCAGCATCTTTGACTTTAGATAACAGCTCTTGCATAAACTCGTTTGCTACAGTTTGATTTTTGTCAAACAGCCCAAATACGTTATTCCCAGTAATATGTAATGTTTTGATATCTCTAGAGTTAATAAAATCTACGATACTATCAACCATCTCATCAGTTACTACATACCCTGAGCTAATATCTATCTCTAAAAATCCTCTTTCGTATTTTTCAGCAAACTGTTTAATCTTCTTAGTGTTATTATCAGCTTTGAACACGAATGATAATGTCCCTTCTGCAGATCTTGTATTGCTCTCATCAATGTCTATCCCTTTGTAAGTAGTTGCAGGAACAATCTGTAGATTGGTTTCAAGCTTTACCCCAGCAATATCACGAGCTGTTTGTACTACAGGAGAAGTTTGAGGGAGAGAAGCAATTAATTGATCTAATTTCCCTGTTCTATAAGCATTTATAAAGTATAGATCAGTGACATTAAATGTAGGGAGAGCTAGATTGGGGGAGTGCTTCCTAACATCTTTTAAGAATACATAGTCTAATCCTCTTACGTCTCCATCAGGATACATAAAAGCTGTATTCATTCCCTCCTTTTGGTTATTCCTAAATGCTGTAGTTACTGCTCTAACTTTATGCGAGTTGATTAACAAACTCACAATTCTCCCATCAATCCCCAAAGACTCTAGAAATACTTTAGCATTTGCAGTTTCAGGACCTTCATTGATAGAAGCTTGATAAGGATTATTCCCCGCGTCAACTGCTCCTGAAATGTCTTTAGTTAAGTAATAAGTAATAGGTTTCCCTGTAATAGGGGAAGTACTAACGACTCTATCTAATTGAAACGTTCCTCTTTTCCCAACTAACTCATCATAAATTGTAACCCCATTAACAACCAGAGAAGAGTTAGAATCTTCGTATTGAATTGATTTACTAGTATGTATGTATGCCCCAATCTCTTTAGCATTGTCGATTTGCTCAGAAGATGTTGTCAATATCCCTAATCCAGTGTAAGCGTTTGCGTATATCCCAACAAGTTTTTGAGCGACTTGATATCGAGTAACAACTTGGACATCATACAATGGAGATTCAAAAAGAATATCACTAGCTCTGTAGTCATCAACGATGTATTTTTCGATAAAGTCTTCATACATTTCCGTATTCAAGGGAGTAATAGCTTCTTCAAAATGCTTTTCTTGAAACTGAATAGCTTCTAAGATCTCAAGCATTGTATTCTCAATTTCTTTAACACTAGCAGTTTGGAGATCTTCCAAAGTGTATACCCCTGGGATTCTGTAAACTTCTTGCTCTCCTTCCTCGTTAGTAGTTACCTCAAGATTATAAAACAAAGCAAATAGCTTATCAAAGTCAAAGTCCATACCAGTAACCGTAACAATGTTACCTGGGACAAAGATGTGTTTTTTGTAGGTATCAGGAAGTAAAGAAACTATTTTGAATACTACAGTTGAAGATTTTCCAGTGTGTGGGGTTCTGTATGTTAACCCTACTCTAGCTTCTTCTGGGATTACTTTAAGAAGAGTATTTAAATCAATGTTATCCCCAATTTGATATCCGAACTTAGTTAAGAATTCTGGGCTAACAGCCATCTCAGCATATTGAATCTCCCCATCTTTTACTCCATACATTTGAAGCTCTCTGTAAGATTCTTCCCCGTTCTGTCCAATAATACTAAACTTCCCAGATCCTGGGGCAACTACATAGTTAGCTCCTGGGAGTTCTAAATCTAAAACCTTTTTTGAAATTAATTTAGTTACAAAAGATTCAAACTCTCTGCTTCCTGGGAATGACATTGGGAGATTAAAATCCACCCCTTGAACTGTATTAATAAGCTCAGCTGATTCAGCTACATCTGGAGTTATATACCCATTTCTAGATTCCTCTTGTTCTAAGAAATGTTCTCTATAAGCCTCCATTAACTCATTCTTCCCAAAAAATGCAGTTAATGGATCAGCCTCCAAAGCAGTATTAAATGAGAACGTATTATTCAATACTTGATCTTTGATCTCAAAGTATCTGTAGTATAATGCTGCATACAATTTTTTAAGCTCTCTCCCAGTTAGCTTTACAGCTCTATCAGGGAATTTACTATTAAGAATAATTTCATCATCGCTTAAGATATTGGTTAGCTGATTATTCCTAACCTGTTTCCCTACTTTTGTTTTAAACCTTGTTGGGGTAGTAACTCTTTGAACCATTCTAAGATCCTTAGAGTACTGTACAGTTGGGGTAAGTTTTATAGGGAGTAATTCCCCTGTTTGAGGATCTTGAACTCGATTGAGGTTATCCTTAATCCCTTTCTTTCCACTCCTAAAGTTTAAAACTTGAATGTTCCCCTCCTTCATCAGATCATATAGATACTGAAAGAGTTCAGACTTTGCAGCTAATTCTTTAGTCATTACTAAGTAAGAGTTTTTATCAGCATCAAATACTTGTTGCATGTTCCCTGAATTCCCTTGCCCAGGATTTGCAGTATTTCTAGTAGCTACATAAATAAACTTGTGTGGGATAATATCGAATATATACTTCCCAGTATTCTTGTAGAATTCAAAAGCTTCTTTCTCTTCTTGTGTCCAAGTACGATAATACCCTTTTCTGAGGTTTACATCCATCTCCTCACTGATTATCCCCAATGCGTCTGCAATGTCAGCTTTCCCTGTTCTAAGTGAATTTCCAATAGATTCTATTTCATCTATATCCTCTTTGGTTAGCTCTTCCCCTTCCGCAAGTAATTTCTTTCTTTGACGCTTTAAAGCCTCTACAATCTCATCTGCGATTTGGTTGTGGGCATCATCAAAGATTTTTAAGTCTTCTAAACTAGCTTCATTATAAGTCTCAGGCATCCCAATTGGGTCCTCAGCTTCTAAGTCTTCAATAACAGGGGGTTCCCCAGGAGTAGAAAACAATGACCATCTTTTGTAAATCTCAGAGTCAGATTTGAATCTACTCTTACCCCCAGAGAACATATCTACATACTCTACTTTATAAACAGCTCGATCAAACACGAATGATCGTACTAATGTTTTTGTAGAATCTTCTTCTGCAGATTTTTCAATAATCTTTGCAAAGCCTGAAAGTCTACTCTTTGTAGTTTCTTCCCCAAACTCAATAGTAGATTCATCTTTTACTCTAGTGAAAGTAACTTCATTTCCCCCACTCATTTGGATTTCAAAGTATGCATCTCCTCTTTGGGTAGAAACAACTTGATACCTTGCTACCCCCCCAAGCTGTTTGTCTTCTAGATACCGTAATCTTTTATCCTCTAGTTCTAATACTACAGGTTCAGTAGAGGTTAAAAGTTGTTCTCTTTCATCTTGATTTAACCCTAATTTACTCTTCCCTATTGGGTTCCTAGATACTTTAACAATCTTATAGTCTATCAGTTTTTGATAAAACTGATTAGTCATTTCCTCTAAAGTAATATCCACCCACTCTTGAGCTTGCCTATCGATTTCCTCCCAAAATTTAGAATACACAATGCTATCCCTTTCACTGTTTAGCATATCCTCAATTTGAGCTGATAATGTAACCCCATCTATTTCAGTATCTTTCATTTTAGAAAGACTGAATCTTGCATCTGCTCTTAAAAACTTTTGAGCCTCTAAGTTTTGATTTTCAATATAGATTCTTCTTAAATCCCTAATTAAGATATTGCGAATAATATCAACATTTTTCTTAACGTTAGTTGGGAGGTTATTTGTTACGGTATCTAATTGAGATTGTGAGTAAAGTCTAGGGAGTTCTAGTAATGGGAGTCTGTTTAATCTATCCCCATCTGCAATTAAGTTAATTCTTGCATTTGTTTTACCTTCATTGATATATGCATCTAATTGCATTATCAGTCTATCTCTTTCAGGTAAAGATTTGACTGGGAATTTATCTCCGTCTTCGGTCTCTAAGAATGTAGCTTCTGCATGTTTTACCCCTCCTTTTTTAATTAACTGAAAAAGTAGACTTGCGTATTCTGGATGACCTGGGGAACCTACAGAATACATATTTTCAAACTCTTTTAGAAAAGCTTCAGTCTTTTCATCTTTTTCAATTTCTTTGAAAAACTCATCTAACGTACTAGAATATGTCCATGCATATTGATTATTCCCAGAAGCATTGATGAATGAATCTGCTATGTTCTCATTCTCAGAGTACATAACCTCAGCTAACCATTTGAATGGGGTTTTGTTATTACTTACAAAGTTTTTAGGGGCAACTTTTACCCCGGTTATTTTGAAATCCCCTGTTTTCCCTATCTGTTCTACTTTGAAAACATCTTTCAAAGACGATAAAAACGTTGCTGCAAACTGTTTTTTAAAGTCAGTAATTGCTTTACCCCCAAAAGTCCCATTCTTAACCATATAAGATTTAACTCTGAGAACAAACTCTTCAGCAGATTCTTCGATACTTCCTTCCCCAAAGTCAATTCCGAGCTCATATAATATTTTTCCGATAGAAGTTAAATACGAAGTTGCATCATCTTGTGCAAACGTTCTACGAGCGTCATCATGTTCTCTTAATAGAACGTTAAGTTTATTGATAATGTCTGGGGAGAACTTAGGATTGTATGTAAGTTTCCCATTTTTAAGTTTTAATAACGTAAGAGAATCTTCTCCTGGTCCAACTACTTGATTGATTAAAGTATCTAACCCAAGGCTAACTGCATTTCTCCTATCAGGATTATAAAACAGAGCTATTTTATTTCCTTTCGCATCAAACTTATTACTGATAGCTACATATTTCTGTTTGATAGTAGTAAACAATCCTAAGAATTGAGTAAACTCTTCTTCATTAAAATTCTCAATAACCCTTAAAAGATTAGTGGATCTAACAATTGCACTTTTGTTACCTTCTAATCTCTTAAAAACATCCTCTTTTGTTTTAACCCCCTCAAGTATTCTTAATAGCTGTTGGTGTACTCTTCTAGGTCCTCTATAGGTTTGATACCCAAAAGAGTTTGTGGTTAAGCTTAGTACTCTACTTAATAGTCTATTGTATGTAGCGCCCTTAGATCTATTAACATTAGTCTCAAAAGAAGACAGAGCGTAAATTTTCTCAGTGATCCCTACGTTACCTTCTTCTATTTCCCCAAACTCTTCTTGGTCTCTAGTAACTTGTTTCCCAAATGTTTTATATCCTAGTGATTTTAACTCCCCAACCAAAGCTTCTTGTAAACCCTGATATGCTGGATTCCCAGCCTCATCAAGTTTACTGCCCCATAGCTGATACACCATCTCAAACTTTTCAGCAATAAGCTCTCTATCCATACCTTCAGGAGTAGCATAGCTATTTGGGGGAATATTATCAATGTTGTAAGCATCTTGAAAATTTATTAGTTCCTCACGGATTTGATTTTCAAGAGCTTTATTAAAACTTGCTTGCGCATATTTATCCCACAGTGCAGCATATTCATTGAACAGTTCTGCGGATAATCTTTCCCCATTTATAGATACTGAATTCTTTAGAAACCATCTGGGGATATGTCCTTTAAATTCTGCATCCCCAAGAAGACCATTTACAAAATCTGTAAGTTTTTTACTGCTAATAGTTTCCCCATTAATACTTTTATTCTGCTGATAAGTATTTAATAAGTTAATGAATACAGCTTTTACTGTATCAATTGTCTCTCTGTATTCTTCAACACCTATTAATGATGTTGTAGTTTTAGCCCTTTTATTCCCATTAACAATTTGTAAAGGAACAACTCCTTCGTATTCAGACCATATGTAATAGGCTTGATTTTCCCCGTATCTATTTACAAGTTTTACAAAGTCAGGATCATTTTTATTTACTGGGCAAAAAGGTGCTTTTTTCATAACTTAAATTATTTGTAAATATAGCAATTAGAATTAAAACGGAGGATCATCATTATTACAATGGTTAGCAATATCCCTTCCTTCTTCTTCTTCAACATTAAAATCATTAAAACTTTTAGGGCCCCTTCTTTCTTTTTTAGGTTTATCTTCTTTTTGTTGTTCAGTAGGTTGAGTAGGTTCTAAGGCAGATAGTTCTGCATTAAGTGATTTTTCTACTTTATCGAATCTTTTACCATCTTCTGTTTCTGGAGCAGCCCAAGAACCAGTAAAGGCATTTACCCAATTAGTTATAGCTTCTCTTGTTTTTTCAGGAACATATTTGTTGTATAACTTATCCACTGCTTCTTTTGGAGCATACTCTCCTGCAATATAACTACCATCAAGTTGTTTCTCAGAAAATAGAGTAATCTTACCTTTTCTATCTACAGTTAGTAAAAATGGCTTACCTGTATCTCCTACTATCTCGAGTTCTATAGACGTACCTTGTGACACCAAAGCGCCTTTTACATTAATCTTAGCATCTTTAGTAACAGTAGTTGGTTGTGTAGGTTGTAGAGCTGTACGTAAAGTATTTTTATAGCTTTCTATTTGTGAAGGAGTTAATTTACTTCCTCGATTCCCTGCTACGTTAAGTACCTTTACATTATTCGTTTTTAAGAAGTTGGAAAGTTCTTCTGCCGAAGGGTTAACAACGTAGGGTTTATTATTTTGATTTAAAAGCTTTACAGTAAGTTTAGATCCTGCAGAGTTGATGTCCCCAAAAATTACTGTAGCATCAGATGCTTTTACATTTTTCTCTGTACGTGGATTGTAATCAGAAGAACTGTCTTCACTTAATCCAAAATCTTTTAAACTTGCATCACTCCCACTTTCAGTTTTGTACCCTCTAGGAGCTACTCCTCCAGTCTCAATCCCTAATTCTTTGGCAATTTCTAATCCTAGTCTATCAGCTCCTGTCTGTCCTCCAGATATAATTTTAACTACAGGAATGGGGGTAGCGTTTGTGGGAACAGTAGTTGGTTGAGTACTTTCAGGATTAAATAAAGCATCTAAATTAGCTTCAGTCTCAGTTTTAGTTTCAGGAGCTTGAGTTTCTTCTGCTTCTTCTGTTTCTTCTTCGTATGTCTCTGCAGGAGTATCTTCTACTTGAGCTGTTACAGCTACCCCATTGACACTATACTCAGGATTTAGTTTAATTTCTGTATCATAGAATACAGATCCCCCAGATCCATCAAGACTTTTGTTTACGTTAGTGAATGAAGCTCCTAATATTGCTGCAGTCCCATTACGTTCAGAAGCGTTTTCTTCTTCAGCAGTTAAGTACTCATAATAATTCTTATATGTATTCCCAGTAAAGCTAGATGTGTACTCTTCAGTGTAAGCTTTAGAGTTTGATAATGTTGCAATGTTTACATTGTACCTCTTAACTAATAACAGATCATTAAATATGTAAGCGATTTGAGGTTTTAACATCCCAATTAATTTCGAATATTCTTCCCCCGAAAGTTTTTGATGATACTGTTCAAACACTTGTTTAGTTGTCCCATCATCGTTTTCCTTTGTTTGGACATAAACTAATAAATCTAAGAATGTAGCTTGATCAAACTTAACTTCCTCCCTATTCCACATTTGCTTTAATAAGCTTGCGGGAATTCTAATGAATAGATTTCCTCCCATTGCTTCAGCAGCCTGCATTAATTCAGCAGGTACTGAGTCCCCAACAGGTTTAAATATAATATCCCCAGAAGTTGGTTCTACTGCTAATGGGGATAATTCCCCTAAACCTTCGTCAGCAACATTAAGTATAGTTGACAAGTTAGTTGTCCCGACAACTTTTTCAAATTCAATTAAGTTATCGAGTAACTGTGCAGCCTGGTCTCTAGCTATTTGATTTAAAGTAGCGGTTTGTAATGGGAGAATTGTTATCTTCCCATTAGGGGATACCTGCACCATGAAGACTTGTCCAGGAGTTAATCCATCGGCTTTTAATTCTGCAGCAATTTTATCTTGTAGTTCAAAAGCATCTTCTTCTTTAGGGACAATATTTAACTCAATCTCCCCATCATTTTTTACTACCCCTAATACGTTAGGGACATTGTATTCAGAAGCTAGTAAATCATTTTCTACAGTTTTTAAGCTATAGAAATACTTTTCTCTACTCTCTCCATCTGCTTGAACAGCATTAAATATGTATCCTCTATTCTTTTCAGTAATTGTGGTTGAGATTACTTCCCCTGTCTTGTTGATATGTGCATTCCATGCAGCTTCTCGTACTGGATGATCCCCACTTTGAAGAATTCCAATAGGGACACCTTTAACTAAGATATATATAGGAGCTTGAATATGATCTCTAGGAACATTAGGATTTGATGTCCACCAATCATCTTCAATAACTTTTAATTCTACAGTGTCTCCTATCTTTATATTAGGGCTATTCATTAGCCCATGATTGATTATTGGGGCCCCATTTAGCCTTCTACTGTTCCCTTCATTTGGGGAACCTTTACTATCTACAACAACATAAGATTTACCATCAACTTCTTCAACTTCAAACTCCCCAAAAGTTTGCTGATTGATTGTTGTACGATTATGATTACGAAGAGATATTAAACTCCCAACTTTCTTACGTAATTGCTCCCCTTGTTTTTTACGACGTGATTTAAGTTTTTCTTTTGTACTCTTTTTCCCTTCTGGTTTTTCCTCCTTTTCTTTTTTCTCTTCTGGCTTTTTAGGGGGTTCTTTTTTAGCTTGTTCTTTCTTAGGGGTAATAGGGGATTCTTGAGCTCTTTTAGCTAAATGCAGCTTTCTAACGTACTCTTCTTGTGGGGAAAGTCCTGTTAAAGCTTTTACTTCTGTTAGAGTTAATCCATTAAATCTTTCATTAATATCATTCTCTTCTTTCAGCTTAGCTGTAATAGCATTCGAAAGTTGAAGTTTAAGTTCTGGGTGGCTATCGATTTCTTTCCCTAAAGAAGCTTTTTGATCTGCAAGTTCTTTAGATGTTTTAGCTGATTCAATAGCTTCTTTTAATACCTTTTCCCTAGCCTCAAAAATTTTATTTTCTTCAGCAAGTTTTGTTCTACTTACAAATAAATCTCTCTTACTAGGGGAACGAACCAAATTGTTTTTAGCAAGTTCGTAGTTATCTCGCTCTTGAGTTAAATCAACTAATTTTTGAGCATAGATATTAAACAGTACTTGATGTACAGGATCTTGTATTCCTTCAGCTGCCTTGTTTAATTTATCTACTAACTCATCGCTCTTAATCTTAATGCTGTTATAAAGCTCTTCATCTTTAATATCTTTTTGAGCTCGTTCAGCTTTAGAAAACAATTCCCCAAATAAGCTTCTACGTGTATTGACAATGTCATCAATCATATTAGCTATCTCAGGAATTTCCTGTTTCATTCTTTCTGCAGTCTCAGTAATCTTCTCATTAAGATTCCCAATTGTAAAGTGAGACCTAAGAATAGCTCCTCTAATTATTTCTTGTTCTTTAATCTGATCATCAATCTCCTGCATTCTTTTCTTAGAGGTTAGTGTTCTTTTTAACCCTGTAGGACGTTCGATTGTAGGAAATAAAAAGGATAATGAATCACTGTATATTGCTAAGTCTGTTAACTGCTCAGCTAATTTCTTAACCGTTTTCTTTTGATCTTCTGCAGTGTAGTTATCATCTTGGATATCAAAATCCTTCTTAAACTCATCTAATGGCTTTTCAGCTTCTAACGCTAAACGCTCTAAGAAGACATCCCAAGATCCGTTTTGTACGTGAAATAAAGCTTCTTCTTGGAATATAGCTGCTAATTCTCTTTCAGCTGCCTCAGTATTCCCTTCTTTTTCAAAGATTTCTTTGTTCTTAAGGTGAGTTGATACACGATTAGATCGAGCAGCTCGTTGCTGTAAATTCCCAAAGAACTCAGAGTTTAAAAACTCTTTAGCAGCTTCACCTCTTTTATCTTCTTGTTCAAATTGATTTCCAGTAGATAATCTAATTCCAGACACTATTCCCCCAATCAATCCCCCTAAAATCATTGCGTGCCTTCCTTCTGGATTGAATGGAGCTTCAGCAAGTTTCCCGACTAATTCTGGGGTCTTTTTTAAAGCGTCTATAAAATCATTCTCTCTTGCTTTAGCTAATCCATAGAACATATCAGCTGACCCAAAATCATTATACTTATTAAGATCTTGATTGATTAATGTTTCTTGAATTCCCCACTGATATCCTTCTTGAATGGCTTCACTAAGAGATTCTGCCCCCAATACTTTCCCAACTCTTAATGCTTTACTTCCAGGAGCATAAACAGCTTTTCCTGCTTTCATACTTAACCCTGCAATTCTTGGGGCTAATACAGGACGAAGTAACTGTCTAAATGCAAACATGTTAGTAGCCATTAACATCGGGAGGTTTGCTGAGAAAGATACTGCTCCTACGTTTTCAGCTAACTGATTAATGTTCTGTTGAACTTGAACAGGAAGATCATATTCTGATTCTACGTTGTACTTTTTTAAAGCTTCTTGAATTAACTTTTCTTTGTACTGGTTTTTAACTTCAAATGCTTCTACTGCAGCTTCTGAAGTAGACATTAAAAACCCAGTCTCAAGACCTCGAATTGAATTTACACTAAATAATTTACTCCCAACTCTACCTGCAGCAGCAGCTCCTGGGAGATTACTCGCAGCTTTAAGTGCTGGGGTAGCTTTAACTGCTGTTGCAAAAGCTGCAGCCCTCATTTTAGCTGCATTTGCAGCAGAAAAAGATGCTTGAGCAGCTCTAGAAGCTTTTAAAGCATTCACACCAGCAGCAACTCTAGGGGATAACATTGCAAATCTCCCAAGCGATCCAGCTGCACCTCCTACAGCTCCTGATATTCCGGCCCCTCCAGTTAACCAAGCTGTTGCTGCTGCTCCCCCTAAAAATGCAAATCCATTTAAAGCATCATCAAAAATAAAATTTGTATTGAACATTCCCCCAAATGTCCCAATTGATTGAATCTCTTCTTGAGTTTTATAATTTGGGATAGATTCACGTAGTTCCTCATTTAACTGATTTAAGTATTTATTTGTCTCATTTTCTTCCCCAAATGCTCTACTAATATTTACGTTATCTAATCCCCCAACTGCAAATTGATCTTCTAATCTTAAAAGACCTTCGACGGAGCCAGCTATTACCATCCCAACTGACGTTCCGAATGTACCAAGAGCTTTTAGAGTTCCTCTGTAAGCTTGTTCATACCCAGGTTGAGCTTCTGCTCTAGCTTCTTCAATATCTTGATAAGGGGTAACTTTTACTCCATAGTCAGTATATTCTGACATATCACGAGTAAACCCATAAGCCATTGGATCCCCAGTGAATGGGGAACTTAGCTGAGATTGAGTTAATGGTTTCCCAGTAATAGGATTAACTGGAGCTTTTCTTACTGGAAGATTAGTAATAGGATTTAGTTCTACGTTTTCTGGCTCCATTATTCCATAGTATTATAGTAATACAAAAACTCATCAAAACTCATTTCAGCTTTTTGTCCATTAAACTCAGTTTCTACCTTTCCATACCCTGCAAATGAGTTATTACCCCCAACAACTGGATATAGTCTAGCTATCAATACTCCGTCAGAAAAACTTCTAGTGATTACTGCAGGAGCTCCTTTAGCACTTGATGCAGGGTTATTGTATGTGTAAGTATACGCTTCCCCTAATATATCTGCAGTTTTTGGACTTAAAATATGATTTTTAAATCCTTCATTTGTAAAGATTTCCTCATATCTAACAATAACTGGAGTTTTATCTTCTAACACTAAAGATACTGCTGGGATAGCTGTCCCATTTTGAAGAACTGTGGTAAATGCTAATCTAGTTATTTTAGAGTCTGGGATAGTTACTCCCTGCATATCTGTTAATCCAGCCATGTTCATTCCAGATGTAGTATTACCTACCGCAGTTTTCCTCATCGCCTCAGAATCTGCAAAGTTTTTACTTCTATCCCCAGGAGCATTAACAAATTCTTTCATTGTTAATGTAGCATTAGAGTAAGTTCCTAACTTTTCATTAAAAAGTTCTGATCTTTCCGCTCTTACCTGTTCGTAATAGTCTACTAATCTATGGTCAATGGCCTCAGTATTCTTATTCTTAAGAAGTTGATCAGCTTCAGTAGCATCTAATCCATAATGTGTTGAAAGTGAAGATGTAATCTCTCTTCTTATCAAAGTATCATCTACTCCTAATGCTTTACGCATTCTATAAACTGTGTTTACAAATGTCTGTGCATTTAATACATCTGGTACATCATCGACTGCAATAGGATTATTGACTCCACTCTCTTGATATCCAGTAGCATACATTTCTAATGCCCCATCAATCAATTTATCTGAGGTTAATCCTACATCATTTCTTACTGTAGCATTAAAGTCTTCCCCAGCTTTGATAATAGCTTGATGTTTATTAAACTGTGCTCTTTGAGCTTGTAGATATGTAAACGCCCCATTTGGATCAGCACTTTTATTTGCTGCCTCTATAAGTTGTTGATTTGTCATTCCTTGTAACTGTCTCCCAACTTGTAACATAATATTGCTATAAGCTTGAGGGTCATTACCTGCTAGTCTATGTCTTTGATGTTCAGTAATTCCAGCAAGTCCCATTAAATGATCGAATACTTTTCCATAGTTATTTTTAATTAATCCTACAGAAGTTGTAGCAAGTTGTCTATTCTCTTTTAATGTTTGATCTAACTTTTCTTGCGTAATAGCTTTTTCATTTGTATCATAAAATGCGCTTGGGACTGAAAGTGGTTGTCCGTTTGTAGAAGGATTTACTGGGGCTGGAGGCGGAGCTGTTGGGGCAGATCCATACACAGCTTCAGTAAAATCAGCTTCAAACCTTCTAGTTACTCCTCCCCCATATCTACTTCCAGGACCTACAATGTTTCTTCCGTAGGTTAAGTATTTAGAAGTATTTTCAACATCCATAATCTCTTTTAAAGCTGATCTTTTATCTCCTGTAGAACCTCGCATAGCATCTGCAGCTAACCCACGAATGCTTTGATTACGTGATTGAGCCTTTTGCCCTAAAAGTACGCTTAATTCTTGGTCATTTAAATCAAAGATTTGGAACTCAGCTTCTTGATCTAAATAAGATCTAACATTACTACGATTAAGTACTTCTCTAACAGCTGCATCTACTCTTTCAGGAGATACACGTTCTACAATTTGACCTTCTCTTTGAACGTAAAATATTAATCCTCCTTGTTCATCATATCCACTACTTACACTTCCTCCCGTCTTTTCCCTTTCTAATGTATTAAGTGCAGTTAAGATCTCTTTATCAACATCTACTGCTGCTGCGATTGGGGTATGAGTGTAAAATGAAGATTGTATTGCATTTCCCGTATCATCAAATTGTACTCCAGTGTATGCAGAGTAATCCCCAGATGCTTGGTCATAAGTGTATTTACTACGCTCTAACCATCTATCGTATTGGGTTCTTGTAATATCCCCACGCAGCATTCGTTCTTGCTCAACTTGTTTAGCTTTTTCATAAGCTGCATAGTTTTGAGCTAATGGGGTAAATTTTTTAGATGTTTCTCTAGCTACATTGGCGATAGGAACTGTTAAGTTTTCGTAGTCCCCACGTTCAGCAAATTCCCCTAACTTTTTATTTGTATCAGCTATCAAAGCGTTTCTAGCAGCTACATCCCCAGCAAATGGGGCAGTCTGTAGCTCTAATAACTTTTGCTGTAGTTCATCTTGAGCAGCAAAACTTCTCAAATATCTATCTCTTAATATTTGAGATATTTCAACAGAGTTAGGATTTACAAACTGTGATATCGGTTGTGCAAACTGTACAGGCATTATCTTCTTCTGTTAATTTTGTTAGACCTCTTGATATACTTACCACCCTTCTTTTTCTGCTCTGTTTCTTGTTGTTGCTGTTGGTTTTGAGCTTTCATCCCTTCAACCATTGCTGTTCTACGCTGAGTCTCTTGTTCTTCTAATGTTCTAGTACGGTCATACAGTGCTGCAGCATTCATACGTCTATCGTAGAAGGACATGTCTCTAAATGGGGAAGTTTTATTTCTTCTAGCATCCTTCTCCATATTCTCCATCATCTTAGCACGATCATACTCCCCATCAATTTGATTAGCTCGTGCTAATCTCTCAGTGAACTTATAACTCATAAGGTCATTCTGATACTGAGCTAATGCTGTCCCTAACCCTTGTGCTCCTAGTAAGTTTTGCTCATACTCTGCTTGATTTCTAGCATTAACATTCTGAGCATTAAACATACTAGCTTGTAATCCTCTCTGAGCATTTTGAGATGATATCCCAGCATTAATCTGTGCTTCATTAGCTGCTAACTCTTTATTAGCTTGAGCTTCAGCAGTTGAAGTTCTTAAGTTAGCTTCTCTAGCAGAATTTGTTTGAGCCATACGAGCGGCAATAGATGCTGGTCCAGCTACTTGATTCTCTAAAGCTTTATTAGCAGCACTAAGTCCTGCAGCACTAGCAGCTCTTTCAGCATTAAAGTTTACTCTAGGGAGATTTAATCTTCCTGATGGGATAGCAGCTGCCCCTTGAACTTTAGGGTATTTAGTTGCTAATGCAGCTAATGGCCCAATAGTTTGATAAGGGGGAATAATTGGGGGTTTCTCAGGAATGGTAATACCAGGTGGTATTTTAGGTATATCTCCTGGTTTATCTTCATCCCCAGGTATGGTACCACCAGGAGGTTTTGTAGGTATGGTACCAGGTGGTATTATAGGTATAGGTATCATATCTTTAGGCTTCTCAAGAGGAAGAAGCATATGAAATGATCCAACATTTTTATCTGTTGCTAATTCTTCTGCTTTTGCAAGTGCCTGTTCTTTTGGGAGCATCTTCCCATCTTTATCAAGAAGTATCTTTCTAAAGTTATCTGCATTAGGATCATCTCCTCTTACCATTTTTTGCAGTTGTGCATATGCTTGATCAGGATTATTCGAAAAGTATTCTCTTACTCCAGGTGTATACACCTCATCATAGAACCTTTCGGGACTTTCTTCAAAAAGAGGATACTGGGAATAATATTGTCCCCACCCTGTACCAGATAAATTACCTGTAGGTTGGCCTCCTATAGTAGTTTCTTTATCAATACCTCTATTTCCTTGTATGGCAAATGTAGTTGTAAGACTCGGTGCCCAGGGGTTAAAAGGCGGTTCAGGTGGTGGGGTATTTGAAGCAGTAGTAGTTGCTGGAGCACCTGCATTCTGATATTTCCTTACTCCCCCAGCTTGTGCAATTTTATTAGGGTCTCTAGGTCCATTCTCATCTCGCCCTTTCTTTTTAGCTACTTGCTCTTGAAGCTTAGCTAGTTCTTGAATCTGAGCTCTAGATGCCCCTGATTTAACTAAGTTCTTATGACGACTAGCAAATGTTTTACCCCCAAGCTTAAGATAATCTGAGAAGATATAATCTTGAGCTCCTCCTTGTTTGAACATTACCTTATCCATAGTTTCTCCTCCTTCAACTTCAGTTTGTCTGTCAAGCATAATTCCACCTTTGTTATGCTTATTTCCCACAAACTCTACAGCTGTGTTAGACATTGGGAGCATAGCACCCCCTTTTAAAGCTTGGCCTCCGGCCATCATCTCAGCTTTAATCTTTTTCTCTTGCTCTAACATTTGCTTAGTAGGCTTCTTCCCAGATCCTTTGTTAGCTCTAATGTTATCCCACAATCCTCTCTGAGAATATGAACCATCAGCCCGCTTGATCATTTCTCCCCCCTTCTTCATGTACATTCTTTGATTGCTAGGAACGTAAGAATTGGTTTGAGACATCCCGATATTAAATCCTTGATCCATACCTTCCATAGTACGCTCTTGCTCAAAAGCTTTTTGTTGAGCATCTACAATACTTCTACGGCTTTTAGCAAACATCTCATCATTCTTCTCTTTCTCTTTAACAGCTTTACGCTTATCAATAAGCATCTTAGCTCCAGCTGCTGCAGCCCCAATACCTGCTGCTGCCCACCCAATTCCAGGGACAGCTAATGCAGGTGCTAACATTCCTAATGTTCCTGCTGCTCCTAATCCTTTCCCAATCCCTCCCATTAAACCACCCCCAATTTCCCCAGCGTTATACTTTGTAGAATCTTTGTCATCAGACGCTTTCTGAATCCCAGCTCCTGCTAATGATAATCCTGCCCCAAGAAGTCCTGTCCCAGCTGATGTCCCTTTTAATCCTTGAGCTATACCCTTTAAGTTAGTTGCTTCACTCCCTTTTAAAGCTGTTTGCAGTCCTTTCCCAATCTGAGTAGCACTAGTTTGTACTGTATTTGTTAAAGCTTCTTGATTGGCTGCAGATTGTTGTTCTTGACGTTGCTTTTGAGTTTCAGCATATCCTTTATTAAGTTCTAAGAGCTCTTGATTGAGCTGATCATAATACCCTTCAGGAGTTTTTGTAGAGTACATCTGAGCATTTGTAGCCCCAGCTGCTTGGAATTTACGTAATGTATTAGCCAAATTAGCTTGACGCACAGTTCTAGTGCTGTACTTGCTAGGATTCTTCTTGACTTGACTTATAAGCTTAGGGACTGATACTCCTTTAGACTTAGCTTTAGCTGTAAATGCCCCAGGTCTTTTGATTGCAGACTGGATCCAATTCTTATTTTTATTAGGCATTATATTAAATTTTTAAATAGCACGTTTGTTATCTAAACGCTTGTCTGTGCTTAGTTCCAGCAGCATACAAAGATATTAAATTTTGGTCATTATTGTTACTAATAAGTCTAACTCCTAAGTAATGATCGACAAATCTTTTCTGTTCAAACCAAGATTTATTGATATTGATATAGTTAGAGTTAATGTTACCTTCTGAAGTAAACATTAATTGTTGAAATTGAGGTCCAACAGTATTAGTATCTAAGTAAGTTAACTCAGTAGTTCTACTCATATCTCTAAAATCGTTGATATACCATACTCTATCAACCAATCTAGAGTTAGACAGATAGTTAATACTCTTTAATCCAGAGATTTGAGTTGTATTGTATACATAGAACTCATCAAATCCTGGGGAAATGTACTTAGTTACCTCAGAAGTTAATGCTTGAACTTTTGTTACATCTCCCCAGTAGTAAATAGATGAAAACACTTTTGGGGAACCAGGAGCTGTATTATCAATGTACTCAAACTCAAAGTTATAAGTCTGATTGAAGAATCTACCTGGGGCATTAAATGCTGAGTGTTCCCAGATATTAGTAGTCTGATTATTGTTTACTAAACTGTATAAGTTTTCAGCTGTATTTGAGAACAGTACTGGGGCATAAGAATGTCTACTACCCCATACTTTTATCTCAGGATAATAAGATATTGTCCAAGTTTTAGTTTGGAAATACTTATCATCACTTAATAAGATTGCGGTATTTCCATCATAGAATACATGAGCGTATCTATTCTTCCCACGTTTAATATTTCCGTTATTCCATCCATTTGTGAATATAGGTTTTGGGATACGTTCACGTTTTGTAATCAGTAACCTTTTGTATACTGGGTCATAACCTGTAGTAAACCCAAAATCCGATGTTGGGGAATCAGAGTTTACATAATACTTAGGGTATGCATCTAAGTCAATATTGAACTGTTCTTCTAACTGATATGGGACATTATCTATGAACCATTTCTCCATTCCCAGTGAGCTTACTTCTTCAATGGATTCAGAAATCATATAAGCTTTCTTATCCTTACGATTAAGATAAAAATGCCCATACCTAGTTGTAATAGATGAGAATTGACTATCTGTTCCTCCATACCCTTCTTTTGTAGTAATCATCTCATCAGGGTCGATAGCGAATATATTCCCACTCCCTACATAAGCTTGACTGTTGTCTGATAATTGAATCTCTTGATCTCCTTTGGTTACATAAACTGTTCTTTCAGCGTGAATGTAAAGCACTGATCCAATAGAGAATAGTTTCCAAATATCTCCTCTATGTTTAGGGATATCTTTATAATCTAATGCTTGATAAATTCTGTACTTATCACTTACAGATCCCTCATCATTAGCTGATCTAATAACTCTATTAGGGAACCTTGTAACATTGTTAAGATACTTAGGATATGGGACTGCAACTCTAATATCTTGATTCAATGAGTAGTTATTCATATAGAGTAAGTTATCCATATGAGTATTATCATTGATTGGGGAATTAAAGATTACAGCATGTGCAGTAGCGGCATCAAAGAATATACTCTTAGATGCATTAACCCCTACTAAACTATCAGCTATATGTCTGTATCCTAGTAAGTCATCAGACTCACACATAAAGTAGAATAGAGTAGATGTTGGGGTGTTATTCCCTTTTGTATTTGGGATATTTAATGCCCCATTTGCATTAATCAAATCTGAACTATTCTGATCTCCTCTAAATACATTCCCATAAGTATGATTAGTTGATCTAAACCCATACCTGCTAATGTATGTATCTCCCCCAAAGATGTCATCTGATTGAGCTCCAGTGTAGTAATTTACCCCATCCCCATCTGTTCCTGTTGCTATATTGACATTATTCAATGGTTTATAATACCCTGTCCATACAAGTAATTGCTCATCAAATGAGTTAAACACATCTGATTTCAGTGAACATAGATTAACTAAATAAGTAGCTGGGAGACCCCCTATCTTTTTATCCCCAAGTTCTTCTACAGCCGGTTGTCCTGGACGTAATGATTCGTAATCATTATATATCGGAGGTTGAGTTTGCGCATCTTCTTGTAAACTCAAATACCCATCGGGGTGATACCAGCTAAATCTTGCATCTCCATAGTTATTTGCATCTTGTAACCATCCTGAAGAATTTGATGTATACCCTACAAGCATTGGGAGACCAGTGCTTAATCCAATGACAGCTTTAGATTCTCCTGCAGCATTGTAGATGTAATCTACTCCATGAAATTCTCCCCCATCAGTTGTTTTAACATTAATGTTATTCCCAATGTAAGTTGTGCTATTCGGTTTAACTGAGAGCACAGATTTGAAGTTATCAAAGAATGTGGGGAAAGAATTTACTGTAGTTCCACTTGTAAGAAGATTAGCTTTAGAGTAAATATTAAGTGGGACATCATCTGGAGAGTAATAAGCTGCTGCAAGCATTGCAGAAGTCCTAAACGCTCTAATTCTAAGGTTTTCTGGGATAGGGTCTGTTCCTTCATATTCAGGATCAAACGTATTCCCAATATCTGTGTTTACCCAATCAACATTATAGAATGCATCTAAACCTGCAGCTAATGGAGCTTTAGCTCTAGGGCCTCCTTTGTAATGCCTCATCACCATTACATTCTGAATGTTGATGTGGGTTACCCCAGTAAGAGTATGTTTATTCTTTAAAAGATTAAAGTCATGAAACCCAAATACTGGGGATACATTCCACTCTAATTTATTTGATACAGTTCTTTTTACAGGATAAGCTAAAGTAGATTCTGGGATACCCCCATACATCATCCATGCTTTGTAGAATGGGCCAGTCTTTGCTTTTTCACTATCCATTGTAGGGACAGTGTTATTTAATAACCAAGCTGGGACTGGGATGCTTTGCCCAATTATGGTTTTATTCTCTTGAGTTCTTTTAGCATAATAAATCTTATATCCTTGAACTTGATTTAGAATAAACTTGGGGATCTTAAGATTACTGAGTTTAATCCCTAAAAGATTAATCCTCTCATTCATTTGAAAAGAGCTATCATCCCCAATAGCTTCAGATATTTGAGGATAAAATTTATCCTCAGCCCCATTCCAAGTATCATTAGGATTCTTATAGATATAGCTAAAAGCTTTATTCTTATTGCTAGGCATCTTATGATGTCTAACTTTTTGCCCTCTAATAGATGTTATCGGGACTACACTTGAAGACCCGTCAACTTCTACTCCATGCACATTAAAGTCTTCAGTGAATGGGTAGGTCTCATTTTGATTCTCCCAAAACCCCATTGTAGTGTTCTCTGCGTATAAGTCAGTATCATATAACTGATACAGCTTAGCAGAGTAATTATCCTTGACTTCTTCGTAGTAGTGATTACCTTCAAGTGCACTTAAGTTACTATTTTCATATACTCCATCTTTTAACCTACTAAGTTCTTTAGCTGCTCTTCCTGGAATATGATATGCATAAGATTCTGTCCCATCTTTTAATACGAATGAGATGTAGAATGCATATACTTCAGATCTTCTAAATGATTTGTTCTTATAAAATAACTTAGGGTCTTTATACCCTTTTCTTACTCTCCCAGAAAAGTCATCAGTGTTATTTCCTTCATTGAGTTGATTTGGGTACAGAGATGTGGTAAAAAGTAATTCGTCGAATGAATCGTCTTTATCAAAAAAACTATACCCAAAGTTTAAACTACTCCAAGTAAATATCCTAGGGTCAAACTTACTGATAGACTTAGTTACAGCGTCTACTTTGATGTTATTAGCAAATCTCTGAAACCCTAAGTCTCCTCTAGATTGTAAGTTTGCAGCATACATCACATTATCTAATTGATGTAATGTCTTACATGTTTGATAAACTACATTGTCAATTACTACTTCAGATATAGACGACTGAGATACAGTCTCTAATCCTGAGTAACTAATTAAAAGTTGTCTCTCTAATCCATTATACTTAGGAAGTTCAATATCAGGGAGTTGATATGCAAACTCACTAGATTCTTGATTCTGTCCCCCAAACCTTTGAATAACTACAGGTCTAATACTAGAGTAGTTACACTTTGCAGGGATAGTTACCTCCCAATAGATTGATTTATTTGACTGAGAGCCTTGAGGATCCCCTGTAATTGTTTCAGTTGGGATTGAGTCTTCTCTAGCTGTTACAATATGTACAGCATTAGATGTAACCATATAGTTTGTAGCATTCCCGTCTTCATCACTATATGCTAATGCTAAGTGATATGTTCCTGATACTACCCCTCCCCCTTCTTTGATTAATACTTCTTTAAACTGAGGAATATCCCCAGTGTTCATAAACAAATCTAACTTTTGAACAGTATATTCATCACTCCCATAAAGTTTAAAGATATCTTCTGGGATGTAAGCACTAGTTAGCTGTCTAGTTACATTAAATGTTCTAGGGGGATTATAAGCTGCAACATATTCAATCCCTGTAACATCTATACTTTTAACTATATAGTTATCAGTAAAGTATAGAATAGTATCTCCTTTTGAATTAACTTTTACAGTTGCTTCAATGGTGTAGTTAGGTTGAAAGTTAAGTTCTTTACTAGCAAATAATACAGTGTAGATCTTCTCTTTAGGGAACATTACAGCTATGATACTGTATGTTTCATTGTTGTACTTACTTAACCCAAAGACATATAATCTCCCAGCTTCATCAGTACATTCCCCAATGATATTATCAATCTTATTAGCATCAACAGATACAATAGCATTCCCTTGTTCGTTAACTATTGCTCCTTTAAGATAATTGATATTTGCGTTCAAAGCATCTCTGTAAGTCCCATCTAATTGGTCAACTCTTTCAGAGTCCTTGAACATTCCTTTTAAGAACTTTTTCATTTGGGGTAATAATTATTACGCAAGTAGTAACTAGAATTAACTAGCTAACCACTTGCGTAAAAGTTTAAAATTGATTACTCAGCAATCTTTTCTAAACTCTGTAAAGCTTTGATTCCCTCACTAACTTCATAGTAAGGACGCTGTACGAGATAGTTCAGAAGAGCTTCAACGGTTTTTTCATCGATTTTGTACATTGGTTTGATTTATTAGATGTTAGACACAGTGGCAGTGGGGAATGTAGCAAGCATAGCTGCATTTACAATATCATTGACATCAGTCAATTCAGCTGGGATTGTCCAATTGACATTAGTCATGTGATTGTATACTCCGTTGTTTTCTTTGATCATCAAGTTCAAAGACAACATGCTCGTTTGAGTAATAGTCACATTAGATACTGTCATTGACGGATTCAACAACTTCAAGTAATTGTCAGGGAAAGTGAACTCACCTGCAATTGTCCATTTTTTAGTTAAGTACTCCATTTTTTAGTTAATATTTAAGATTTAAGATTATTGTGTGCAAAGATAATTTAATTTAAGCTTGTTTCATAAACAATTGAATTGCAGCCATTCCATCTGCAAATGATGTTGGGCTAACAGTAAAATCTAATTGTCCACTAGCTTGCCCATTAATCAGATCTTTATAAGAATAGTTTACTCCTAATCCACTACCTGTAGAATCACATTCTGCTTCTACAAGTAATGTCCATCCTGAACTGATTGTAAATGGTTCCCCATCTCCTCCATCATAAGCCATTAATCCGATTACTCTTCCATCAGATGTAGCTGTAATCCCTGTTGTACTTAATGTAGTACAAGAAATACATTTTGCTGGAGTTCCGATTATTGAGAATGGATTTGAGGTATCGATGTTATCTACAATAAACGCGTAAGAATGTACGTCTCTAGTTCCTAAGGTTAAGTTAGTTTCAAACGTTACTGTAGCTCCTTCAGTTCCATTAAATATTCTGTAGAATACATCAAATTGAGCATCTGGATCTGCATCCCCAACGTGTATTAATTTTGTCCATCCTGTAGAAGATACTGAATCAGCTGTAATAGTTGAGTCATATGCTAATACTAAAACTACAAAATCTCCAGATACTGCTGTTGAGGGCAAATTAACTGTAGCTGGAAATCCTTGTGCGAATGCTATATTAGGAAGACAAGTAGCTGTAAATCCTCTAAATGCGATTGGACTAGATGGGGGTGGTCCACCATTTGATCTTTTAACTGTTGCGCTTACTGCTTGAAAAAACATTATACTAACTCTCTTTCTCCGGTTAATACAAACTCATTAGAAGCTACACATTTCAATCCTACAATAGCATATCGTTCTGCTGTCTTACTTAAGAATGCTGTTGTATTTCTAAGTGTTACTCCTGTTCCTGCTGCGATAGTTACTTGCCCAGTATTATTTTGTTCTAACATAATCTCATCTCCAACTGCAAATGTATTCTCTGGGATAGTAACTGTAATAGCTGTAGTAGCTGTCATTCTAATATACTTTCCTGCATCCCCAACTACTAATGTATATGCAGTTCCTGCTTCACTCTTTACTGGGGCTTTAGGATATTCCCAAGATAATGTTCCCGAACCATTAGTTACTAATGCTTGTCCACTAACTCCTTCTACAGGTAATGTATAAGTTACATCTGCAGATAATGCTGTAGGAGATTTAAGTGCTATGTAGTTAGTTCCATTAGTAGCTAATTCATATAACCTAAGAGTATTTTCATTAGCTACTTCTAATCTTCCATTGATTGTAACTAAGTCATTATCAAACTCTCCGTAGATAAGTGGGGTTGCTGAATTACTGTTTTCTATAAAAAGTGTATTTGGCCTTGTGTTGTTTCTACCTGCATTATGACCTATAATAACACTATTATCGGCAGCTGCATTACCCGCTGCTACCCCTATCACAACTGAATTTGCCCCTGATTCAGTTGTACCGCCAATTGCAATTATTTGACTTTTTGTACTATTCAGTACAGTTGCGTTGCCGATAATGATACTACTTCCGCCTGTGTGAAATCTGCCAGCGGTTTCTCCAATTTTAATGTTGAACCCGCCAGTATTTGCTGCTCCCGCCCCAGCATACCAACCAATTGCAATGTCATACGACCCCATGCCGCTTTGACCAGCGTTATATCCAACCGCAGTTTTATTAAATGAGTTTATGTTGTTTTGCAGCGCATAAGCTCCAACAGCAACATTTTGTCCCTGAGTTGTTAAGTTGCCGCCAGCGTTACGACCTATAAAGGTATTACTACTTCCCGTTGTTAGCGATGCTCCCGATTGATAACCAACAGCCGTATTATCTGTTCCTGTTGTAAGAGCTGTAAGAGCTTGGTAACCAATTGCTGTTGTGTTGCTAAAAGTTGAAGTTCCGCTTACTCCTTCTAACGCCTCAGACCCAATTGCTACGTTGAAACTGCCAGTGCTATTTCGATTTGCATAATAGCCCAAAGAAGTGTTGTCTGACCCAGTTGTTCTATAGGAACTTTCATGCCCAACAGCAGTGTTGTAATTAGTGCTTGCCAACAATCCCAGCGCCCGTGTTCCAATTGCGGTGTTTGCAGTTCCACTTGTTTTGACAGTCATGGCTTGCGCCCCTACTGCCACATTATTGCCAGTCGTATTATCCCGTAAAGCTTCTGCTCCAATAGCAATACTACTATCAAAGGTTGAAACGCCTGAAGCGCCACGCCCGGCTGTGTTACCTATTGACACATTATTCGTGCCCGTGGTGTAACGATTTGCCTCAAGCCCGATAGAAACACTTTGTATTCCCGATGCTTTTGCGTCCATTCCAATTGCGACCGAGCTTGTTTGTGCCGAAGCTCTTAATCCAATTGCAACAGCATTTCCAAAGGCACTAGTTCCGTGTCCAACCGTTGTATTCTGTTGGCTTCCGCTATCTATGCTTGCATTTTGCCCAATAACTACATTATACCCACCCCCACTACGATTGTAAGTTTGCGCTGCACCTTGTCCAATAAATACATTACCGTCATTCAAACAACTTTCTCCCGCGCCGTGACCTAAAGTAGTATTATTGTTTTGCGTAGTTAAAGCTACAAGGTTTCGATAACCAATAGCTGTGTTGTTTGCGCCTGTAGTATAGCTTAATAATGCTTGATAACCTACTCCATGATTTCCTGTACCTGTAGAAGATGCACCTTTTCCCGCTTGATAGCCAACAAAGACAGAATTACTTGTTCCAGCCGCCTCAAATCCTATTGCAACACTGCTTGAACTATTCGTTATTCCTGCGCTTTTTCCAACCATAACACTGTACCGACCACTTTTCGCATACGCTCCAACAGAAACTGACTCTCCATAAACTGTTGGAAAACTAATACTTGCCCCAACAATAGTTATGCTTTCAACTTGGGCAAGGGCATGAGTGGCAGAACCAATACCTATAATCGTATTGCTGTTTGCTACGCTGTTCCAGCTTGAACCGCCACCCCCAATAAAAATATTATTATATAACGAATGACTTGCGTTTTGTAAAAGGTTATTACCAATTACAATGTTTGTGGGTTGACTATTAGCTCCAGTAAAACTATTATGTCCAATACAAATCAGTCCCGAACCACTTGATTGCGCTCCACTCCCATGACCAATAATAATAGCCGAGTTTCTATTTGAGCCCGAATTGTTACCAATAAACACGTTTGTGCTGCTGGTACTAAGGTTTGTGCCAGCGTTTACTCCAATACCTATTACGTTTGTGGCAGTAGATAAACTACCTAAAGCGCTATCCCCGATAGCTAAATTACTATTACCATCATTTAATGCTATTTTTCCTATAACTCCTAAACTACTTAAGGGAGTAATAGTTCCTATCCCCAATCTCTTATTCGTATTATCCCAAAACAGACCATTATCTCCAGTCTGTGTATTACTAGCATTCCAAAAAGCTACTTGTCCACTAGCTCCTGTTCCAGTAATAGGATTAGTTAATGCAGCTTGAGCCCCAATATCAGTTAATACTTGAGCGGCTGTTCTTTTCCTAAGAATATTACTAGCATCTATTGTAGCAAAATCACCTGTAGCATTAGTAGTAGTTACTGTTAGATCAGATTGAATACGAGTAGTACCATTAACATCTAGTTTATATGCTGGAGTTGTTGTACCGATTCCTAAATATCCATACCTATCAAATACGAAATCATTAGTAACTGTTGGAGAAGATCTAGTTTTTATAATAAGTCCTCCTTGATAGTTTGAACCTTGTTCAAATACTCCTAAATAACTTATTGGATATCCAGCGTTTGTTCCAAATTTTATGGCTTCATTTGAATTTGAGTAAAACCTCATGGAACCTTGTCTACTAGAACTTTCCCCAAAAACAAAATCTAAATTAGTAGACTGAACTCCGTAATTTACAAATTTTACGCTTCCCCCAAATCCTGCTGCTATTGTAGGTTTCCCCCAACCATCATGTAAATTAAACTCTATCTGCGCATTGTTATACCCAGCTATAGTTAATTTTCTATCTGTTGCGTTACTTTGTATTGGACCTAATAAAATATTTCCATGCACAGATATAGATTCTGTCGGGGTATTAGTCCCAACCCCTAACCTATTATTAACTGCATCATAGAACAAATTAGACGATGCCCCAAAACTCCCAGCATTGTTGAATTGTATCTCCCCACTATTCCCTGCAGGTAATCCTCCTTGATCATCTACCCAATCATAGTCTGTCCCATTCCAAGATAATACTTGACCTGTAGTAGCAGTAGCAGTATTAAGATGTGTGTCTACATCTGCATCATCATATTCAGCAGGGATATTCGGACGGTTAGCTATGTATGCCCCAGAGGTAGGGTCATTTACATTCCAGTCAGCATTAACGTTAAAGAGGTTATTAGTCCCTTCAGTAATATCATCTGTATTCCCAGTTACTTGAGTTAAGTCTAACTCTTTAAACGTAGTGGTATTACTAATTGCATCAAATATGGGAACTTGACCTGTAGCATTACCCCTAGTTGCTGGGAGATCATATGTATTTCCTGAAGGTCCTACTCTTAGATTAGGTAATAAGTTTGTACTCCCAAATGTAGCTGCTGTAGTTCCGTTAGTAGTAACTATAACTTTTTGAGCTGTAGTATCAATAGTTATTTTATTACTCGTGTCAGCTTCAACAATTGTTTGATTAGCTGGAGTTTTAACTTTAGATAGTAATGTTTGCAGCCCTCCATTTAATACCCAGTTACCTGAAGTATTATAGCTTAATACATCTCCTTGAGTAGGGGTAATAGTTGTTACATTAACTAGATTCTGTAATCCTAACGATACTGTTCCAGTCTGTCCATTTACACTGATAACATTACCTCCTCCTGTGGATTGAATAAAGCTATTAATAGCAGCTATTACAGCTGTTCTATTTGCTCCCCATACATTCCCATTGCTGTCTCTTAGATTAGGGTGTTCAATATTAGCTAGTGTTGGGAGATTGTTTACTACTCTATTAAGAGTAATATTCGTATTTGTACTCCCAGCAATAGCCACTAATCCTCTTGGGAGATGTTTAGCTTCTCCTTTAAGAACATTACTTTCATATGTTCCAATGACTAGGTTTCCCCCATCTAAGTATATTCTATACGTGTACATTATTGAATTCTAACTTGTCCTGAGAGTAATCTAGTTGAGTTTAATAGAACTGTATCAGATTTAATCTTCAGATGCAGTTGAGCATTGGTAATAGTCGTATTGATGTGAGTAATAATACCTGAGAATGTTGTAGCCCCACTAGATGTGTTGTAATCGTAGTTAGAGATAACATACTGAGTATTGTTACTCGTATCAACTAATATTGCCTGTACACTGATGTCATTATCGGTTGTAGCTCCGTTAGCATTTGACTCGATAACGAATGAATATTGAATCGTTTTCCCAGCTAATAGTCCTATAATGCTCCAATATGTTTGTTGATTTGTGATTTGAACAGCCCCATTAATGTAATTTACTTCGCTTGCTTGTGGGAGGCTTAGAGTTTGATACCCTGAACCTGCTGTAATATTAACTGTAGCTGTTGTACTAGTTACCCAAGATGCGACTGATACTTTTTGCACTGAATTATAACCTGTAGTTGTTGAACTTCCTGATGCAAGTGTACTCTGTGATGGGAGAGATTCAATATTGGTTCTATTGTGTTTACCCCGATACAGATTCTCACGTACATTGAGTGTCCCAAACAGTTCAGCATGTCTGTTGATATTTGGGATAAGTCTAACCCACTGATCCAAGAAGGATTCATACCGATCAATATCTGGGTAGTTAGCTGCATTTCTAGCTTGAGTGCAGTAGTATTTCCACTGAGTTTCAGCAAATGTGTAATCAATATTGATAGCTGATACGTTTGTATTCCCTAAGAGTAATTTCTTGTATACATACCAGAACATAGCTTCTTTGAAGCTGATATCATCTGGGACTAATGGATAACCATCATCATCTACTGGGAATGACATGTAGCTTAAACACACTAGTCCATTAGCAAATGATGTTTTGATTCTCCCATTCTCTACGTAATAACATTCATTCCCTACAATAAACTCTTGAGAGCAAGTAGGGCAATCAGCTGCTTCTGGGAAATTAGTAGTACAGTATGATAATGGGAGCAATCCTTGAGCTGATGTCATGTAGATATTCTCAAGAATAGCTGCACGAACATTAAAGTCTCTAATCTGACTAGTTAAGTTAATTGTAGGATCATTAGCCATGAGATAATTAAGATCATCTATCTGACTAAGAAGTACATCTAATTCACTACTAATAGCTGGGGATGATGCAGAATTAACTGCTACTTGATTGATATAAGATAAGTTAGCTGGGAGAGAACCTTTGAAGTTTTTAATCGAAATAACACAAGTCTTTTTTTCAAGCTGTGCTGCAGATCCAATATGTTCTAAAGCTTCCCCAATCCACTCAATAGCATCATCTACCCAGTTATCTCCACTAGGGTTTAAGTCTCTAAATATCTTCCTAATAATTACTTTACTAGATGTAGTCTTATATATTGCCATGACTTTTAAACCTTAGATATGCTAAATCATCACTCTTTAACAGACTGATTAACTTCTCTTTATTCCCTTTTAATCCTCTAGATGGGGTAAACCTATACGCTGTTTTGTTTGGGATTTTACACTTTGATTTCTCCCAGTGAAACTTGCAATACCACTTATCAGTGTAATAGATAAACCACTTTTCTCCTTCCCCCGTCTCAGCATCATACAGCTTTTTACCTTCCTTTAACAACTCTTGTTTGTACTTATTACTCTCCCACCAATCTATTGTAGGGGCACTAGGATTTCGTTCTATCCTACGAATAGACATATACCCTAAATTATTACGCAGATTCAGAACTCCCCCTTCCAAGATGAAGTCTACAACCATCATGTTAAATTCTTCACACAATGATTTGAAGACTTCTTTACTCAGAGGTGAGTCTGAATCTACGCAATAACTTTTATATATCTCTTTAAGAGAGTGCATTACATACTATCCTTAGCCTTTTTAGCCATAAAACCTAATGCACCCAATCCAGCTATAGTTTTCATAGCGCCCCCAATTCCTGCTCCACCTCCACCATTTCCTGCATTTGCAGCTCTTCTTCTAGAAGCATTAGGGTTTCTACGATTACGTTCTTGTTTACGTGCAGTCTTAGCAGCTTTTTTAGCATTATGGCAAGGTCTTCCTGGACCGCACTCTTCCATCATACCCCCAGCTTCTTTGATAACTCCACGGCCTTTGAGGATATCTGCTCTAGTTACTTTTCCATCCCCAGTTAAATCAGGGAATCCCCCAGATTTGTACTTGGATTTACCCATAGCATTCTCCAGCTTATCCATCAAACCCATAGGCTTCTTCTTTTTAGGTGGGGTTTGCATAGATGCTGGCATCTCCATTTTCTTTTTAGGCTTCATAGGCATATTAGTCATTCCACCTGCTTGATACTTAGATTTGCCTCCGAACATTAATTCTTTGTCTGGTTCTAAGTAACCACCTCTCATCAGCTTAGATTTCTTCATATCGCTTTTACGAGCTTTGTTAGCCCCTTCCATGCTTGAGCTTTCAACTTTGGAGGTTTTTAAATTTGGATTAGCAAACTCACGTGGAGTGACTTTTCCAGGAGATGTTTGACGAGACGTAGAAATTGAAGGTCTTGATTTAGAAGCTGGAATAAGGCTTGGAGTAGTATTTCTTAATAAAGTTGTAGCTCTTTGTGGTGCTTGTTCTGAAGCTTTTGCCTCCGAAGGTTTAGCTGCGGGAGCTGGTGTAGCGGAACCTGCAGCACGAGCCATAGCAGCTTTGTACTGTTCCTGATTTTCATCTGCTCTTCGTGTTCCATAAGATTTTCCTTCAAAAGTAAATGTAGTTTTACCTTCTTTTCTAGCTGCGGCAAATGCTTGGTTAAAAGTCGGAGTGACCGATGATTGTTTAGACGCTTTTGCTGCCTCTGTTCTTGCTATTGCCGCTTTAGCTTCTGCGTTGTAGTAGGCGTTGCTGGAGGTTCCAATTCCGCCTCTAGGATAATCAGCAGATCCAGTTTGTGATTTAGGAGCAGGGGCTGCTGACGCTTTGGGCAGATTATTTTTAGGCGCAGTCGGTACAGGCGATTCTTGCTTGCCTTTATTGGCTGCGGCTTGTCGTTGTTGAGCAAGTTTTGTTTTTTCATTATGGGTCATATTTGACATTTTCTCAAGCGCTGTCAAATATGAGTATAACTCTTTATTTTCTGCCTCCACTTGTGGGTTTCTTGATCCATAACTAGCCTGTCTACCTGCTGTAGGCCCCATTCCCGGTCTTGATCCACTTTGATATTTTTTAGGACCCCCAAACATTAATTCTTTCTCCGGTTCTAAATATCTGCCCTTTTTCATTTTCATCGGGCCTTTAACCTCTTTTTTGAGGTTAGCTTTTTTAGATTTCATTGTATTAAAAGTCTTTGTTAGATTTATTATTTACCCTATGTCTGAACAATTGTACGTTAACTACAATTGCAACTAATAGAGATACCGCTGTTAATATCTGATTGACTTGCGCCATCGACATTACAAGTCCAAGCACTGTAGCAGAGTTACCTATGATGTGTTCTTTGAGTGTCATTGTTTAATTCCAGTTGCTGCAGGATCCGCAATTCCATACACGAAGTGATTTGTTGATTCTTGAGTTAGGGTCACTAGCTGTCTTTGAGCTGGTTTGCTTAGACTTCATTCCACACATACGATTACAAAAAGAGTCTCGTCTTGATCCTCCTTTTGGTTGAGGAGCAGCAAGTGTACTCCCAGGATTAGCAGCTTTATAAGATGCTCTTCCTTTGGCATTTAGTCCACCTTTCGGATTCTTACCCTCCTTTCTTTGCCATGCTGGGGTAGCCATCACTCACAAGCTTTGTATACGATTGCGCTCCCAGTAACAACTGTTACACTAGTAAAATAACCATATACAGTTAATCCAGCTCCTAAAGTTGTACCAGAAGATAGAGTTAAATTACCTTGTGTAGTAAAACTGTTAGATACACTTAATGGAGTAATAGCAATGAACTTCCCAGTAATAGGAGTACTATTAGTAACAAGTTGTCCCCCACACTTCCCAAGACTTTCTTCAAGTACTAATTTTGATGAATTGAGTAATCTCTCTTCGTTTGTATTATAACCCATAGTAATTAATTTTAATATTATTCTGCAGAATTAGTGCTAGGAATCTCCCCATTAAAGGTATCCTGCATTCTATTATTTGTTGAATCTTGCAAAGTTAATGCTAATAGTTTTAATTCCCCATTAATCAATCCACTATTAATAGCACTTAACATATCAGCTGGGAGAGGGAAATCCATCTTATCATTATAGCATTCCCCATTGCAAGTATTAAACTCTTGTACTTTTTCAGGATCTTCGAATATCCCTCTAACATTGATTAAAGACATACCTGTAGGATTATAGACATACAAGTAATCTTCAATCATATAAGTCTTAGGTTTATGAGAAGTAAACTTATCGTACATTAAAAATTGAACCTCATAGGGTTCAACCATTGGGATTCTCCCTAATCCTGTTACATCCCCAGTATATGTAATAGCTTCTGAGAAGTTGAATCTTACAGTTTTAGGGATCTTACGATCTGTTCTGTAGATAGGGCAATTGATTGGGAGATCGCAGCACTTAGATGCGTCTACTTTAATGAGATTAATACACCCAAGATCTTGCTCTAAGTGTCTAGTAACTAATCCGTTACGAGCAAAATCTCGTCTAATAAACATTGCACGATAGTGCTTAACATTAAACTTAATCTGGTCTAATGATATTCCTTCGTCTTGATTAGATCTACCTCCTCTGAAAAGATTTAATAGGTTGTAAGCAATCTCATCTAAAGTCATTGTAGTTATGTATCTGTATTTAAAGCCTTAGTTAATTCAGCACAGTATTCGTATTCTTCTGTATCTTCAAAATATTTAATAGCATCGGGAATCACCATGTTTAATGTTTCAGGGTCTGATGGGTCATAGGGGAGAAACAGTATCATTCCATCTGATACTGATTCAATGAGTAATTCTTCTAATGTTTTCTTCTTCGTAGCAATTAGATAGATGTTATAATATGCATCATCTAAAATGTCTAAGTCAGAATCATGTCCCCCAAATACTAAGTCAAACATTCCATCATCCATAAGATCATCTGCATCATCTTCCATATCTTCTTTCTCTTGTTTAGATATTAACTTGAAAGTATCCTTCGAGTCCTTTATCGATAGTCCATACAAATGCTTGCCCTGATCTCTTAGACTCATAGCCCATTTGCTTGTGCCAGTCATCACTAGCACATATAGAAGGTATGAACCTGACTTTAATTCCCCTGTATTCATTGACCATTTCTTTGTGTAAATGCCCACAATGAGCTTCTCTAAATAGACTCTTTGCAAACATTTCAGGTTGTTCAGTAGCCATTATTAATGGGAGATCAGAAGCTTTTTCTTTATCCCCATGAGTGAACATTAGCATTGCATTCCCATATTCCCAATACTTTCTTGGGTGCATTGAATTATCTACACTAACATTCTCATTGTTCCTATACCATCCAGCTAACACATCTCCGATGTAGAACATTCTTTCGTAATCGTGATTCCCACTGACTACAATAACATCTACAGGAGCGATTGTTTGCAGATAATTGATTGTCTTTACAAGTAATCCCCAGTACCCTCTAAAGCTCTCCATCCAAGTCATATTGTCTTGTTGAGGAGTACCCTTTGTAGTTGTTTGACGTAATCCCTCAGAGTTTAATCCGTCATTCCCTATTGGGAGTAGAATCTTAGTTATAGGAAGATGAGATGCTTTAGATACTAAACTTGAGATTGTAGCTATGTACAAGTCTTCTAGTTCTGCATTAGACTCATCATTCATCTTCCCATAGTGTACATCTGGGAGCGATATCTCTAACGCCACTTCAGAGTAATTATACTTTGGGTAATTTCTCCTTACAACTACTGGGGAGTACTGAGATGCGAATGATTCTATCTCTAGCTTTAGATCTTCTATGTTGTTACTCTTATTTGCTGTAACAACTGAGAATCTTGCATCCCCCTTTTGAGTTTGCCAGAATTTGACTGATCGAATCTCTTCTGGTTTAATTCCCGTTCTGTCAATGAACACTTCGAACTCACTGTCATTACTATTCGTATTGACGTTTTTGAGTTCATTTTTTATTTCTGTAAGCGCTACTCTTGCATCATTGTTACTACAATTCAGACGATTTGCGATTACTTCTGGACTACATTTCAAATAACTATTCTTACTCCTTAAAAACTCTTTGATTTCATTCAGAGTCATTCTTAATGATTTTAAGTAATGGGAAGATTTGATCTGGACTAAGGTCTTCAGGGAGTTGGTCCTCTCTGATTTCCTCTAGATAGATAGTTGCTTCTGCATCTAGCTCTTCCTCAATATCAATTAACTGTTGTTTACGATCATTGATTAACGCTTCATTTTCTTGCTCCAATCGCTCTAATTCTTCAGAGTTATTCTCCTCAATGAACTTAGAAGCTTGATAAGACAATGTCCTAAACTCATCTGATGGAATAGCCATTGATTCAATATAAGCAAGTTTAGTCGTTAGCTCTTTGATGTTACGAGCTACAACTACAGCAAATCTTGAATTCTTAATATCCTTAACTGCTGTAAGTCCTTTGTAGATTTCTACAAACTCCCGGTTGGTTAATTGAAACGCTTTTAACTTTGACATTTGGTTTGATTAGTTGATTACTAAGAATTGTACTGTTCTTCCTGCAGCATCTGATGTATGCCCGAATGGGTTGCTCAGAACAATTTTAAAGCTTCCAGTATTTACTCCAGATACAGTTGCTATAATATTAGCGTTATCAGCTTCTGTAGCTATCCCTGGGCTTACTAGTGTCAAGAAGATTAATGAGTTTGTTGTGACAGTATTGTTATTGACTACAAATTCTGCTTGAGATGTACTCAATGAAGCTGGGAATGTTACAATCTTTCCAGCAGTAGCGTTAATAGTTACTGCAGTTGATAAGCTAGTACTTTGAGTTACAGAAGCTTTTGTAGTGTATGTAATCCCGTAAGTTGTATTTTCAAATACAACATTTTTATCAGCTCTTACATTAGCACCTGTAGCTACAATATCATTAGTACTGTTCTCTTTAACCACAACATTAGCTGGGGTAGGAGCAGCGATTGTAATAGCGTTAGCTGCATTTGTAATCGTAACATTAGTCCCAGCAGTTAATGTAGCTGCTAAAGGTCCAGATGTTCCCCCAATCAATAACTGTCCATTAGATGCTAATGAAACAGCCTGCATAGTATTTGCAGTACTTGGGTGAGAGATGAATACTGATTTAACTGCAAAGCTACTTAATCCTGTACCCCCATTGGTTGCAGGGAGAGTCCCAGTAACATTAGATGCTAAATTGACTGTTGTAAGAAACAATGAAGTAGCGTTGTTACACAGGCTAAGATCGATATTAGCAGCATTAACTGTAAACACCAATTCATTACTTACTGTAGCAATGCTCAATAAGTTACTAGCTGAATTGATTTTCTTCTGAGTAAATACATTCTGATTAGCTAAACTCAATAACTCTTGACCTGTAGTTCCACTAACCGTTAGAGATGGGAATAGATCAGATGCTAAGAGTTTATAGTTCTGACTAGTTGCTGCAGTTAACAAATGATGTGTTCCTACACTGTTCTTAGCAATAGTTGTTAATGCTGATATTTTAGTTGCCATTATGATTCTTGAATTATGATGCCATCATTCTCTGTCCCAATATCTTCCCCATTTTCTAATAATAATGCGGCTGCAGGACGACCTTGTCCTTCTTGAACTGTTAATTTGGTTACAGTTAATGGGGTGCAATCTAAACAGTATTGATCTAAATACTGCTTAAATCTTTCTAGATACGACAAATCCCCATCGGGGATTGTATCTTCTAAACACTCTAACCCAGCATTCCTGAGTACATAGAGTGCTAATTCTGCTTTTAAATTCTCTAGCGTAGAACAATCTACTCCCCCTGTAATCTTAGCATACAGGGTAATATCTTTAGTAGATAAGCATAGTTTAATACTTTCTAAGTATTGTTTAAACTCTGTATTAGTGCTTATCAATTCCATAGTAGTAAGTATTTAGCACCCACAGGCGCATACTTCTTCACACAATTGTGCAGCTTTTAAATAAAGCTTTTCTGCATTAACTGCATCTTTTTTATTCTCAGCTGTATAGTAAGCTCCTTTAAGCATCAAGAATGCTTTTTGGGCCCTCATTAAATCGTCAGCACATTTCCCACAATTGCAATCACATTCCAATCCAGATTGCGCAAGTTTTGCAATACAGCAGTTAATCTTGCATGGGGCAATAGTATGATGTGTAGCATGTGCAGTAGCGGTTGTGGTAGCACTAGTTTTAACTTTAACAGTAACTAATCCTTCTAACACTCCATTAGCAAACATTGTAACTAAATCAGTTTGCTCAATGATTGTTATAATATCTCCCCCAGCAGTAATATCACCTGCCTGCAATGTATAGTATCTATGATTCTCATCATATGTATGCTTGAACTCTAGATAATTCCCACTTACTGGAGTAAAATTTCCAGTAAACTCAGTAATATTGATAGCAATAGAGTTACAAGTCTCATTGATATTGAGAACTTTTGGGAGGATATCTGAGTTAGTTATAGGCATAGTAGTATAGAATTATAATAAGGGGATAGCCCAATTACTATCCCCTCATTATATAAGATTAATTACCAGTTAAACTCTGCTGCAGTAGCAATGGTAAGGTTAAATACATTATCGTAAGTTGCATCTCCAGCATCTCCTACTACAGGAGCAGTAAAGTCAGAATCTGTAAAGTACAAAACAACTTGATTTAAAGTTCCAGCAGGAGCAATACCCGTAGAAGTAGGCCAGTTGTGCTCATACTCAATAGTGATTTTGTCATAAAATGCCCCTTTATTGGCATTAGCAGTAACATTAGTGTATGTAGGCATATTCTGTGGGAGGTACATGCGGTTAAAGTTACCGTAACGGCTTCTGCACTTAATCTCATCACCTAATACCTGCCAAGCATTACCAACACCTTGTACAAATCCTGTAGCAGTTACAACAAGGGCGCTAGCTGCATCTGCAGTATCATTCCAAATGATCATATCAAATACAACACCAGCGTGTCTTGCGGTATATGTATCATCAGCTACAGTAGTTTGTGATACCTTAATTAAATTATTCAGTAATACGTGTGCTTCAACTGCATCATCTAATAATGCGCAGAACTCTGTTAAATTCGCATTACCATCAGTTTTTGGAAGTTCAACAGAAATAACTTTGTGGTTAGTAGTATTAAAAGCTCCTAATGGGAAAACTTTTTTATCTCCACTCAAATCAACAAGCCCAGTTCCGTTTGCATCGTAAAAATTAAGCTGATCTAACGGAGTAGTTCTGAAGATAAACTTAACTGTATGCGAAGCATTGCTTGCAGGAGTTCCAGTTAAAACTTGTTTGTGGCCTGCAGAAACAGTATAAGGATCATACTTAATACGCTTAATGTTAGCAGTATTGATAATCGGAGTAGCAATAGGATTTCCCCCAGTACCTTGAACAAATTGCAATTTCTTGTATAACCAAAGAGGATTTGCAGCTACGGTAGCTGTTACTGCTGTAGCAGTGTCACTCTCAGCAAAAGTAGTAGCGTATAATTTAGTAGTTACATAAGCTGCTCCATTTAAATCCCAAACTCCAATTTCTGGAGTAGCTGCGGCTCCATTGAAAGTGCTACCACTTTCTAAGACATCGGTGTTAGATATAAACACCTGTGATAAGTTAGTTCCCATTTTAATTAATTTTTAGGGATTAAACATAAGAAAAATTACTCACTTTCTAGGACTTCCCTAGATTGTGTATTATACCTAGGATCTTCAATATTCCCAAGTATGCTTTTAACTGCTATCTCAACAATTTCTTGATGAGTGTGTTCTGCTAACTCGCATCCAACACCAGCAATTATATTAATTCTACTAGGTCTACGAATATATTTTAGGTATACAAAGTTACTAATAAAAGTGTTATCTGTATACGTATCAATAAAATTTTCTTGAATCGTAAACTTAGGGCCTGATCTTTTAGTTGTGTTAAACGGATCAACTAAAACATCGAATATGTCGTCATGTTGAACATAACTTAAAGACACTTTTGAGGTCTGAATTCCAGGATCAAGTAATATTCTATCTGTTACGATTGAAGGATTACTTTGATTATAGTACAAATAAGCATTAGTCTCTCCTAGTGCCCAAGTAACTTTTAATTCAGGTATCACATTAATATTTCCTAAAACAAGTTGATTCCCATTAACACTTGGGGTTTGATGAAAACTATCTGTTGGATAAAACTGATACTCTTCAACTGAATCTACAGGATAGTAATTTGAATTGTAGTTATTCTGGTTCATTAATTCATCAAACGTTAATTCAGTGTTTGATGAGATAATTGTAGCTCCAGTATTGTTTACTTCTATTCGTGTAAGTACATATCCTGGACTAGGAGGGGATAAGGGAATGGAGATATAATATCTGGTTCTAGTTAAATAGATAACATCTATTCCAGGAATAAGAACCTTCCCACACTTATGTCCTATCTGTAAGTAGGAACTGATGTAAAATAAATAGTCTTTGGGGAGAATAGCACGATCAATAAAGTACTCACCCCCATTCCCTACCGTATCCCCTAGATAAAAACTTTCAAGTTTCGAGTCTACAACTAAGTTTCTTAAGTCATCAATACGTTTCTGTGATTGTTCAAACCCAGACCCGTATTTATTACCCATAGGAGCATATCGTTGCTTAATGAACCGATCCATAGCTCTGTTCAGTTCATAATCAATCTCTTGCGGTAAGAGATTGTCAACTTGGAAAGATGCAATTTTCTGCACCCCCAAGTTGACCGCAATATGCATCTCCTGTATTGTCATTAGACTTTAACTTCTTTTAGTTGTGCCCTCATAGCAATTACTTGCCCTGAGTTCTTTTTGTTATTCATATAGAGAATAGCTTCTTGGACTGTTTCCCCAATAATCTCATCTCCATACATAATTTGATTCCCAATCTGATTCAATACGCTGTATTCCAGCAATTCTTCAATCTCTGCTCTCGTCTCTAAGTGTTTATCAAGTACAATCTTTAAGAATCGTTCTGGGGAACTGTTTTTAATATCGTACAGTTGATTTTCAACTTGCATGTCCTGCAAAGAATCTGGTCTAGAACCTTTAGCTAATACACGAAGAACACGTCTCATAGTTGCATAGTCAGAAGAGATTTTGATAAACTCTTTATCAGCTTCTTTCTTAACTTTAACTTCTGCATTCTTCTTCATCAAGTCAAGCTCTGGATCATAGATGTAGAATTTCTTCTGCTCATCATTATCCATTTCTTCTTTTGTTTTAGCTACTTGTCGATGCCTCATCAACCACTTGTAGGTTACATAATCAAGAACATTGTGTGGTTCCCCACTCTCATCAACTGTAATGTCTAATTCCTTTCCTTCAAATGGAACTTTGACAGTCATACTAGCCCAAAAATCTCTTTCTTCTTTTGGCCACTGTTCGTGTCCTGGAGGAACATTAAGAATTCTAGACATAAATCGATGAGCTTCTTCACCTTCAATACCTTTTAGGGGTTGTCTTCCTACATAGATTGAACCAATGTTTATTTTAGCACCAGCTCTAATCTCTTTAGGGAGATGGTTAAGCACTTCTTTTCTTCGGACAATAATCTTTTTCATTTTGATTGTTCTTTTAAGTTTAGAAAGAATAACTAAGCTGTTCTTTTAAGGTAAAGAATAACTTAATAAGTTTATGATAAAGGGGGGCCCAAGCGTTCCCAGGCCCCCCGTGCAAACCAAACACAAATTACGATGCTACACACTGCAGATCGAGCGAAGTATCGAACCTGCGGAGCAAGATACCAGCTGTTTTCAACATGTGTACAGATGCACCGTCAATGTCGGACGCTCTCGTATCGGTTTCAGAGAACCCTTTGGGAACTACAGAACCAGCTACTGCCCAACGCAACATCTCACGACCCTTCTTGTTAATCATCTGGAGGTTGTTTTCTCCATCATAAGAAGACTGGTCAACGAACACCATTCTGTAAGATTCCAATGGCAAACCAGACTCAGGGTGCTTCTTAGAAGCTTGAGCAACTGGACCGTGATCAAACAGAGGAACTTTAACTACATTTACACGATGTCCATCGATATGATCATACGACGTGAAGTAACCCGTAATTCCGAGGTTACGACCGCTACCAGTGATGAACTTAGCCTCAGTAGTTTGGAGGTAATTAGAAGTTCCACCACCTGCAGTTGCATTAGCGTAGTAGTTACGCAACGCCTTATCAAACTCACGAGCACCACCGATACCAGTGTACAGGGTAACTTGCTTATCCGTAGCATCAGTCATACCATAGAACAAATCACCGATAACATTCTCGATCTTGGCCTGAGTCAAGCTCGAGTAAGTGTCTTTGTTGATGATTTGCTCAAACAGACCAGGACCAGAGATAACTGGTTGACCATTCTCATCGAGCATTTGGTTAACACCGTTATCATCATAAGTCTTAGCTCCATACCAGTAGTACATCTCACACTCTTCTTTAAACTTGAGCATGTGACGGTACTCTTCGTAGTCCATCCACAATTTTGTGGTTTTACCATCCTTCATGGGGAGAGTAAACTGAGCTACATAATCTTTCGCATTTCCAGCAAAGTGGTAAGATTTACGAACCGTACCGATTTTGCTTCTAACCAAGCCAGGAGCCGTCCAGTTAGATGCATTACCACGTGAGAAGTCAATACCCACGTTAGCATACAGCATACCCCATAATGCACCTGCTGCTCTATCTGCGGAGGGAACATTAGCTGCATTAGGAGATACGAGTTTTAAAGTGTACTTGTAACCACCTGCTTCAGGAACAGGTTGTTCCATAATACGAGCCAATACCCCAGACTGAGATACCAAGGTATACGGGAAAATGAACCACTTGTCCGGGAAAATGACGGTGAACATTGATCCACCTGCACCGTCTCCTGCTCCACCTGCAACAACAGGACGAACATTAACTTCGTGAGTTTTTACACGATATTCGTATTCAAACCGATCGATAGATTTGGTGTTTCCAACACCCTCAGTCAAGAAAGACAAAGGGAATTTCTTCTCTTCTCTTCCAGCCAAGTGAGTAATAATCGGGGAGAGTTCTTCTGGTTTCTCCATCAAAGCATTAACCAACGAATTCGTATCCGTCATCTGTTGGTCATTGTAGTAAGTCTTAAGTACTTGCATTAAAGCCATTGTAGTAAAATTTTAAGTTGAGTTATTTGTTTTTATTATCCTCCAAAGAATGCTGAGCTATCTACATCGTCTGCTTCAAATCTTCGCTGAGAAGTCTTTTGATACTGTCTGACGTTTTTAACTCTATCTTGGTTCGAGACAATTCTTTCTTTTAAGTTTTGAACACTTTTGGTTCTAGCTTTTTTGTCGATAATGTCATTAAGCTTAAACCCATTGTACATCAAGTAATCAATGGCGAGCTTAACATCCATATCGGATTGTGCGTAATCAATATCCCTTTGAGTTTCCCCATTAGGTCCTACAGGTTGTGAGATATATGAAAAGAACTTAGATTTCTGTGAGTCTGGGATTTTAATTCCAGCAAACTCATTCCCATCTTCAATCTTATCTGCTACACTTTCCCAAAACTGCATAGTTTCTTGTTCTTGTCTAGCTCGTTCTTGCCTCTGCTGTTTAACTAACTGTTCTCTCTGAGCTTGTTGTTGCTCAGACAGATGATCTTTAGCCAGCTGAGCTTTATCATAGAGTTTCCCATTGTTCTCATACAAGTCTAATGTCTCATCAATAAAGTCTTCATCGTGTCCTTTGGATTTAAGATACTGTCCAAGTACTGCTCTTTGCAGAGACACATCTTTTTCAGCAATCTCGATTCCATTGTAATCGTATCCACTCCTATAGGTTTCAAAGAACTGATTTGAATCACCCCCAGCAAGTACAAAATCTAAATGCTTTTGTACATCTGGGAATTGTTCAAACAATGCTTGCAGTTGGTTTTCTGCGGTTTGTTGACTAATATCCCTAACAAATTCAGTTAATCCTTCAACTGAATCCTCATATTCCCCATCAAGTTCAATCCCCAGAGTAGATGCGATTTCTCCTACTACCCCAAAGTCTGACTCTTCAGTATCATCAGATTCTTCTTCCTCTTCCTCATTCTCTTCTAATTCGTCAGATTCATCTTCATCTTCAACATCTTCGATGTCTTCAACTGAATCCTCTTCTTCTGATTCTACTTCTTCTACTTCTTCTACAGCTTCAAATCCTTCATCGAACATGTCGTCAAAAGATACTGAGCTTAAGTCTAGTTTTTGTGGTTGGTTTTTCATGTTACAAATATAATAAGGTTTTACTATATGAATTAACCTTTTAGGTTAGCTTTTAAGCTTGTTATAATATGGCACTTTATTGCGGGAATTGCGGTATGATACTCCCAAGAGTTAATTTAGATGGGTCATATTGTATTACTCCTCGGGCTGCTGGTTTAGGAGCTGCTGATGCTCTAGTTGTTATTCTAAGGGGAATATTTGAGGGCATTGCAGATGCATTAGGAATTCCTTGCACTTTAGCTTTATCAGCACTTGTTCTAAATCTTTGATAATCTAATCCATCAGGGGAAGGTTTTCTTTTCCACCCCTTTAACCATTGCTCTTGAGTACTAGATCTTCCTTCAGCATATGCTTTCATATTAGTACCACTAGATGCTGCCATGTCTAATAAAAACAATGACATCTGTTGATCTAATGTCAAGTTTCTAGCGTCATTGTTAGGAACATTTATCCATCTTGGAACTGGATAACCATGTTGATTAGCATATGCCTTAACTCTATTCTGCAACCTTTCCATAGATGCAGGTTCTATTTGAAACGCCCCTCTTCCAGGTCCCCCTTCATGTTGCCTCATTTTAGGGTTCATCGTATGAGCACTTTCGTGGTACGCAACTGTATCACCTAATGCAAGATAAGTATCTGCTGTTCCCCCAAACCTATCTGCCATCTGTTGAGCAATAGCTCTTGGGGAGAATGGATCTATTTTGGCTCCAGACTGATACTTTCTTACTCCTCCTGATTGCATATTAGCTGGGGTTTCAATTACTGTACCCCCAACAGGACCTGTGGGGAGATTATGAATCCCAGGAGGGACATTCTCATAAGACTTAACTAAGTTCCCTTGATTATCAATCTTCTTAATATTAATAGGGGCTTTCATCCCTACAGTATTAAAGCTTGTGTTTGCAGGGACATTAGGGAATACCATACTTTGATCAGTCTGCCCTTGCTGATGAAATGGGCGTAATCCTTCTTGTTGTTGTTGAGGAGTGTTGGCTACTTGTGCATTTGACATCTCAAATTGTGATATCAAGTCTATCCCTTGATTGTGTGCATTATAAACATCAATGATAGACCCAGGAAAAGCTGAAGACTTATGACGTTCTAATAACTGTCTACGAGTAGCGTTATCTAACATTACTTAGGTGCTTTAGCTTGTTTCTTATCCTCTAACTGAAGCTTTGTATTATCAGCTTTATCTTGAAGCTCTTGCTTTTGATCAACTTCTTTTTCTTTGATACTTAACTCTCGTTCTTTGAACATATACTCTTGAGCAATCTTTTCAAGATCGATGTTAAGTCTATTGGTTTGATCAGCTGCTTCAGCTTGAATGAGGGCAATTTCAATCTTAGTCTGACGATCTTTGTCTTTATCTTGAAGCTCAAGTTGTTTCATCTGAGCATTAGATTGTATCTCTTGTTGCTTCATCTCAGATTCAGCTTGTTGTTGAGCTTGCTGTAACTCTTGTTGAGCTTTTTCAGCTTGTCTAATTTTATCCTTAAGCTGAGTAAAGCTTTCAGTATCAAACAGTTCAAATACTGCAGATGCTGGCATTCCGTTTTGAACCATTGCTTGAGACAATTGTCTAGCTTGTTCAAGATTAGACAAATCCTTTCCTGCATCTGATACAAAGATTCCATACTCAGATTCCATATGTCCTAATGTGTCAATATCTACGAATTGCATCGTAGTATCTGGCATTATAAACGCGGCTTTCTTACCTGATATCCAAGCTTCTTTAGAATAGTCCAGTAAGCCCTGGAGTTCACGCTGCTCAAATTGTGAGAATTTGCGGAATAAATCCTCAGTAATAT